ACAGCAGGCCCGCTTTGTGTTTTCATCTCTTCGCTCTGCATTTTCGCATTACCTCCATTTTCTTTTTGACATGGGGCAGCAGGAATGTTATACTTCCTTCATACCCTGATACTTTTTGTGATGGTTTCCGGGTTACTTGCCCCTGTCAGAGTTAGCGGCTCTGATAAGGGCATTTTCTTTTATGCTACCGTAAATCTCCGGCTGCTGCTCTGCTTCGTGTACTGGCTGTATACATCCGGAAGAGCTGCTTTCAGTGCCTTGCTGTCCAAGCGGTTGCTGATGACTTCCTTCCAACGAGCAATCCGTCCGAATGCGGAGATTTCATCAACTCCCTTTTCTTCCATGTCTGCCTTGATTTCATTCCTGATTTTCTCGGCCTGCTCCTCAAGAGCTTTCTGCTGTGCTGCAATTGCATCCAGTTTTTCGATACGGTTTTTCAACATTCTTTCTGTCATAGTATGTTCTCCTTTCATGCAGCCCCGAAAGAATCTTCCCGGCTATTGGTATTGCCCTGTTGCTCACTCACGGGTATATTACTTTCGGTATTGGGTGTTTTCGGCTTTCCCGGCTGTTTTGTGCTGCTTCTTTATTTTTATGTATTTATTCTACATCATTATGTAGAATATGTCAACACTTTTAAAAAGATTTTCTACATTTTTTTAAAGAAATATTATTGCATTATATAGAAATATTCGCTATAATACAATTACAGAAAGGAAGTGAGCAAATGGCTTTTTCTTATGACAAACTATGGAAATTACTAATAGATAAAAAAATGACCAAAGAAAATTTCCGTATACTAATCAAAGCATCTCCTACAACAATAGCAGCAATGGGGAAAGGAGAAGGTATTTCTCCTAAAGTCTTAGATCGTATATGTACAGCTTTTAATTGTCAACCAGGTGATATTATGGAACATGTACCTAACACTCAGCAAACATCTGCTGATAATTCCAAACAATAGAGGCAAATATGAGAAAAACATACATTTACGAATATAATTTTAATTTCAAACAGGAATTTTCCATTTACAATAATATTGGGAAAAATAATGCCATGCACAAAAATTATTCTGAATGGGTTTCTTATGTTCAGGAAAAATATGGCCTACAAAAATATACAAAAACTTCACTTATCAATTTTTTGCACTATTTAATTGGACTACGAAATTCCATAGAAATCAAAAAAGATAGTTGGACCAATGGCCTACTACCTTTAATTTCCGTTTTTCTCAGTATAATTACCACTCTCATTTTTTCCTTGCTAAACATTATGCACAGTTTTAATATTACCATCACTTCAATATATGCTGGAAATGTGCAGGAACAATTCTACGATGAAAATTTTTATGCAGATTTATTATCGGAGACTCTTTCCTCTGATATGGGAGTATATTGTTTAGGAGTAATTCTCCTAGCATTGTTAGGAATTATTATTTTTTCCAACATCACTAACAAAATAAGTCTAAATAAACAGAAATACTATTTTTATTGTGATTACATAGAAATCATTAACAAAATACTGGATTAATAATATCTTTTACCTGTCTCCTAACAGGAAGAGTATACCACCCATGAATTTGGTCTTACTATTTTCTAGCTGTTACACTAAATCTATCCATTTGGGCGCTCTGGTAATAACCGAGTGCTCTTTTTCCTTTTCTGCAACAACTACGGTGGTTACTCTGTTACTGCCTGCCGGTCTTGCCTATCCGCATGACTTCCAGGGCAAATGTGAATCCTGCCATAAACCCCTGCTTCTGGGAGAGTTCGGCAAGGTGCAGACATTCCATGAAAAGGACGTCCTGCATCCTGTCGCTGTTCGGCAGCAGGCTTTCTATCATTCCCATAACGTTGTCAGCTGCCTCATTTGTTTCCTCTGTGTCAATGTTCTCCCTCTCCTCAATATACCCGTTGTAAATGATTTCAATAGGTTCCATGCTCCATCTGCTCCTTTCGCTTGCGGTCCGCCCTGCTGATGTGCTATAATCAGCAGTAACCGGTTCATGTGGTGTGTTCTCGGTTATTGCCCCCTATCAGAGTTGCACCTCTGGTAAGGGCTTTTTCTTTATATTGTTATGTTGATAAGTGCGCCCAGGCTCTCTTTGTAAGAGTACCCGCCGATAATCTGAACCAGGGATGCCGCCGCGTGTATTCCTGTATCCATGACCTTCGCCAGCTCTTTAGCCAATCCTCTGGGTACGTATCCTATTATCGTCCTGCGGGAGATAGGCTTGATGTGTACGACTATCTGTATGGCGTTGCTGTCGAATTTGTTTTCTGTTTCCCTTTCCAGCGTAACGCTTAAATCCTCCGGCTGGAACTGCTTTAAGAACTGTAAGCGTTCCTGGCGGTTATCGAACGTCGTTCCTGCCGCACGGATAGTCATTGTCAGCTTTACCCGTCTCCATGCTTTCCTGAATGCTTGGGACAAAGAGTAACCCGCCTTTTTCAGTTCGTTCGCTATTGTACACACCGCTTTCCTCACTTTGGTAATCTGCTTCATGTGGTGTTCCTCTCTTTCGTTTTTTGTTTGCGTTATTTTTCTCTTGTTTGTGTTATAATTATAACGCATAAATATCTTGTTGTCAATAGTTTTATATCGTTTTTGCAAAAAATATTGCGTTTACGTTATTTTCATGTTATTATAAATCAAATAACACAAAGGAGTGATTTCATGGCAATTACCTATAGAAAATTATTTCATCTCCTCATAGATAGAAATATCAAAAAAGGAGAATTGCAAGAAAAAGCCGGCATTACAGCCTCTATTATGGCAAGACTGGCAAAGGATGAAACTGTCAAAAGTGACACAATAGGAAAAATCTGCGACGCTTTACAATGCCAACCAGGAGACATTATGGAAAATGTTCCTACTACCGATACTGAACAATAAGGAGGTATTGCAATGCCAACATTACAAGAACTATTACAAAAAGCAGATTCCTATAAACAAGAAATTTCCTCTGCCCGTCCACTGACAAAGGAGGAACTTAAATCTCTGGATGAATATTTCCGCATCGGCTTTACCTATAGCAGCAATGCTCTTGAAGGAAATACCCTTACCATATCTGAAACAAAAATACTTTTAGAGGACGGCATCACTGTCGGAGGGCGCCCGCTAAAAGATTGTTATGAAGCTGTCGGGCACGGTTCCGCCTATGATTTCATGCTGGATCTGGCAAGACAACAGGACATGTGCATTACAGAGCAAACCATCAAGAAACTGCACCGCCTTTTTTATCAAAAAGTTGATGCCGACCAGGCTGGACAATATCGTTCCATTCAAGTCTATATTTCCGGAACAGAATATGTTCCACCCGCACCAGACGAAATCCCGCATCTGATGAAACACCTTGCCGACCAGATTCATTCGTCCAGAACTACCCTGCACCCTATTGAGCTTGCGGCAATGGCACATAAACGGCTGGTTGATATCCATCCTTTCATTGATGGAAATGGCCGAACTGCCCGTCTCCTGATGAACCTTATCCTGGTTAGTTCCGGCTACGGCGTGGTATCTATCCCGCCTGTTTGGAGGAATGACTACATCAATGCCCTGTCTGCTTCCAGGCGGCTGAATGACATGGAACCATTCTCCAGGCTGATTGCCGAATGTGTCATCGAAACCGAAAGGGACTATTGCCGGCTGCTCAAACTGTAAATTCTTAAAATAAGGTTGATAGAACTAAAAAATAGCAGACACATAAAAATTTATTCTCCTGCTACCATCTATCACTAATCTGCTGCCAAGCGCGGCAGATGAATACAAGATATATAACCGTATACAATAACCAAGAAAGGAAGTGTATATTATGCCGCCTGCATCACAGCCACAACCGGAAATAATTACTCTGGAGCAGTACGAGGCTCTCCCAGAAGATATCAGAGTAGAGGTTTTTGACGGGGTAGTCTATGATATGGCCAGCCCTTCACAGAACCACCAGACAATTCTCACAGAACTTCTTGTTTCATTACGTAACTATATCAGAGAAAAAAATGGAAATTGCTCTGTATTCCCTGCTCCGTTCGACGTGAAGTTAAGTGATATCCCTCTCACAATCGTACAGCCTGATATAATGGTCGTTTGTGATAAAGATAAGCTAGATGGAAAACGCTGCAACGGCGCACCCGATTTCATCATTGAGATTGTTTCTCCCGGCAATCCATCAGATGATTATATCCGCAAGCTCTACTACTTCAAAAATGCCGGGGTTCGTGAGTATTGGATCGTGGATCCCCGCCGCAAAACAGTGACGGTCAACTATTTTGAGGGAAACTTACTAAACATCCAGTATTCCTTTGAGTCCACAATCAAGGTTAATATCTATGATGATTTGCTTATCAACTTCTCGGAGATTGCTGATTTGCTGAATATTTAGCCAAAAATGGAAGGCATGTGCCTGCTGCATATGCCTTATAATACGCTGGTATTTGTTGTGTAAATAACCGTAAGAAATGCCACTAAAAATTCTTTTAAAAAACTTTCAAAAAAGACTTGACGTACCGTCTTTTCAGAGTTACCATACACACACCTTAAGGGAACGGAAACAAAAAAACGGAAGCAAGAAAGGTGATAAAAATGGCTGAATTAAAGAAAGTTAAAGATACAATGTTTAAGGAATATTACGAAGGGCTGAACTGCTCCCGCTGCGTGGTTTGCATCTTGGATGATTGCTGTGTGAGATATATGGTTATGGAAAACGGAAAGCGGAAAAGCCGCCGGGAATATGGAAACGAACCGAGTGCAAAAGAGCGTTGTTTTAAAAATGCCGTTAAAGCTCTGAACAAATAGGAGGATGCAATTATGAAGCTGAATAAGGAAAAGTTTTTAAAGACGGAAGTAGGGGCGGAGCTTAAGTGCTGTATTATATCCTGGGACAAAGCTCTGGACTCCTGCCGGGTAAATGAATATTATACCGAAGAATACAAGCGCGAGCGTAAGGTTGCGGACTGGTGCCAGGCTCAATGGGAAGTATATAAAATGGTTCTCCTTCAGTTCTTCGGTATCGAATACAACTTTACCCGGACGGATGAATACTTCGGGCTTGTAACCGAAGACGAGGAAAACTGGTTATTTAAAATTGAACGGGCGGCGGCGTAGCTGCTGCCCTGGCACTAAACCACCGACGGCCGGTCCAAAGCCCGGCGGGTAGAAGTAAAGCAAGCTCCCCAGCTTGTGGGATGGGTGCTATGTATAAATCAAGGCTTCCCGGCCTGAGTGTCGTTCAACAAGTTTTACTGATTTTTAATGGGAAAATCTTAAAACCGTCCGGGGAAACGGTGCAACTCGTAAACCTCCGCAGGATCTGCGCCTGGCGCGTGGAAGAAAGGTTAATAGGTGATGTGAAGCCGAGCTATGCAAGCTCTACCCGTCGGGCTATACCGAAGGGCGGCCGGGAAGCCTCTTTTATATAAAATTCGTTGCGACGTCGCAAAAGGAAGTGTAGGAAATGAAGAAAACAACAGAAGGAATTGAAACAAGGGAACTTAACTTAATCGCCAATAAGGGCGGCTCTGGTTCCGTTGGTTTCAAGCTCTCAGTACCGAAGCCCTGGGCGGCTGCCCTGGGTGTGGATCTGAATAATAGAAGCGTCGTAGCCTCTTTCGATGGCGACAAAATAATCATATCTGGAATTAAAAAATAAGCCCCAACTGCCAAAACGGCAGCGGGGCTTTTCTCGCTTTTCGGGGCTGGGGTTTTACCCCCCTTATACCCCCCTCTGGCGCACAATTATACGCCTGTTTCCCGATTTCATCTATTCACTGAAATAGACAAAATACCGGGCTTTCCTTTGTGAAAATGTGACTACTTCTGGCAAAGCCTGTTTACTTCCGCCTGGACGGCGTTGTAATCGTAGCCGGCCGCCTCCAGGGCTTTCTTCCTGGCTGGGTTATTGCCCCACTTGCCTGCCAGTACCTCCTGGGCTACTGCAGAAACGCTTTTCTTTGCAGAAGCTCCGCTTTTCGCTTTCTGGTTTACTGCTGCCTGGACGGCTTCGTAGTTGTAGCCGGCCGCCTCCAGCTTCTGCTTGCGCTCCGGGTTATTCCCCCATCTTCCTGCCAGGACTTCCGTGGCGATCTCGTCTATGCTTTTCTCCGGAGCTTTCTCCGTCGCCTTGCTGGCGTAGTTCGGGCAAATAAAGCCCCGGATATATCTGCCGTTGACCTGCAGGTTCCTGCGTCCTACGACTCCGCCGCTCATGTTGCCCTCCATAACTTTTATCGTGTTTCCGCTTACTGCCTCAACCATGCCGACGTGTTCCGGTGTTCCGGTGCAATCCGTGGTAGCAAAGTTCGCCCCATCGTCCCAGTCGTAAAGAACTTCGTCGCCCGGTGCTGGGATGTATGCGTCGTTCTCCTGCCAAATGCCCATAGCCTTGGCTTTCTCAATCAAATAATAGCAGGAACACTCTACCGGGATAATATCCGTATAGCCTGCCTTGATCGCCGCCGCGCTGGTCGTGGTGGCGCAGTATGCGTCGTTATAGGTTACGGCGTAGCCCCTGGGGAGCGGCTTATTGCCGTTATATGTGTCAATGATCGGGGCGTGGCTCCTGTCGGAACGCTTAAGCCCGATCCAGCCCTGCATAATGCCTACGATCTTCTGTCTTGCCTGTGCCTCTGTCATACCTTCGTTCCCTCCTTCTTTCTGGTAAAGGGCTTCGTACTCCTGGCCGTAGCCCGCCCGTTTCTTCCGGACGGCTTCGCTCTGGTCTGCCGGCCGCTCAAATTGAAGCAGTACGGCATCCGAAGCCTCCCGTATGCTGGCGGCTGTTTTAAGTACGGAAAGCACGGACTTGTACCCCTCGGAAAGCTCCTTATACAAAAATTCCGCCTGCGTCAATGCGTCGCCAATGGATGCGCCCTTCGCCTGGTGGAAAGCAAGCATAGCCTCTTTCCGGCTCCAATATGTCCACTGCGCCAAACCGTACCCGGCGGAGTCATGTACGAAGTTCTTATAGTTTCCGCTGTCTACTGCTGCCGTGTATGCCTCGTCCGTGAAGCCGAGCTTTTTCTCAAAGCTGTTCTGCAGGTTCTTCGGTTTCATCCCGCTCTCTGCGTAAAGGTTGCCGAACAGCCCGAAAATGCCGTTGTTACAAAATCCCTTGCTACTGTAAAAGGCGTAAAGCTCACGCTCTACGCCTCCCCAAATAATGCCCATGGCCTGCCTCCTATTCCTCAGTATCCTCCTGGACCTCGATCCCGACCTCTGCGTCCATGTTGGCCGCGTCCGTCAATCCTTCCCCGATAATGTAGGCAATCACGGAAGCCCCGGCCATAATAAGCGCCGTTACCTGCGTCGCCGTGTTCTCGGCTCCGCCCGTTGCCAGGATCATCATGGAAACGAAGGAAGCGACCGCCGTCCAAAGTTTCCGGCTCGTAAGTTTTCTTACCCAGTTAATCTGTTTCATTGTGTTGTCCTCCTTTAAGGTTTATTTTTTTTTGCGCCGGGGCTTCCCAGCTCTCCGGCGCGGTTGCCCTGTTACTTGTGCGCCTCCTGGTTCATGTGCTTTTCGATCTTGTCAATGGCCGCCGTCACGGGGCCGTTGCAGCCCTGCTCCTTAAGCCCCTGGAGGCAAGCCAAAACACCGTAGGTTAAAAGACACATTTCTTCCTTCATGGCCTTTATGTCCTCGTCCTGCTTGTTCTGCCTCTGATACCAGCGGTATACAGCGAAAAGCGCGCCCAGTAATGCCGTTCCGGCTCCCAATACGGCGGCGGCTGTTATGATGGTCTGTGCGTCTATGTACATCTCCACTGCCCTCCTTCCTGCAATAAAATAAGCCCCTTCCACGGCGCGTCCTGCGCCGTTTCCTGGGCTTTTTGCCTTTTAGTGTAGAAATACTAGCCTACGCCGATTTCCGCCCGGATTTCGGCTGCCTGGTTAATCCTGGCTATGCATGGGAGGCTGTCTGCTTCGTCTGCGCTTATGTGCTGCATAAGAAGTAAGAAAAGCTCATCAATCACACCGGACTGGATCCGTATGATGGCGTTCTGCCGCTCTACTACCTTAAGCGGGTCTATGCCCTTACTCATCTTCGTATGCCTCCCCGGTGATCTCCTGGTAATCGACTTCGGTGATGGTTCCCTTCTCCGCCCGCTCCCGGATCTGCTCCTTCGTTACCCTGCCCGCCGCGTAAAGCCGCTTAAGGCTGCTTACTAAAATCGTAGCCATTATAAAAGCCCTCCTTCCATGAGCTGCATGGTGTACTCGTCAATAGCCGCCGTCACGGCTTCGTCCGTCCGGATTTCCTCTATGCTCTTAAGCATCTCGTATTCTCCGACGCTGATCTCCCGGCTGTCGCAGACGAAGTCCGTATAGGCTGCCTGCTGGTCCGTGGCCTCGTGTTCCTCCGGCTGAATGTTCCGGCGCTGGATGAAAGTATCAGGCGCCACAAGCTGCAATTCTGCCGGCCGGCTGGCGCTTCGCTCCTGTGTCCACTGCTTCATTTTTGTTTGCCCTCCTTGTCAATTTTGAAATGATTTTCTTAAGCCTCCCCACTGTTACATGGGGCTTTATATAGTCCTGGTATGCGTTGTAAGTGTCCGTACAACTGAACCAGCCTATATAGCTTAACATTGCCTCTATGTGCTTCTTAAAATATCCCCTCCCGGCTTCCTTCGCCGCGTGTAGCCTGCTGGCGAGCCTGGTGGCGGAAAGCATAATAGCTTTCCGCATGGTCGTCCGGTTGCGGAAGAAAAGAAAGCCCATGAAGTCAATCACGCGCCCTACGACCTTCCCGTTCTTTTTCTGAGAGTTGAACTTAAAGACCTGGTAATTATGCTTCAGCTTCAGCCGGAACCTCTGCCCTATGAATTTTTGGATTTCTACTATTGCCTGGTGCAGCTTCTTTTTGTTGTCGTGTCCTAAAACAATATCATCCATATAGCGGATAAGGTTCGGTATTTCCAGCTTGTCCGTTATGAAGTGGTCTAAAGGCTCCAACAAATAATTAGCGAGCCACTGGGAAATATAGAAGCCCAGCGGGATCCCCTTCTTGAAGCCCTGTAAGCAAAGCTCAACTATGTAAAGAAAAAGCTCGTCCTTTATGCGGATGCGAAGCTCCCGCATAAGAATGTCCAGCCGTATGCTGTCGTAAAAATGGCGGATGTCTACCTTCGCAAAGTTCCGTATATTCTTTCCGCCTCGGATAATTTTTAAAAGCCGTTTCTTGCCGTAATGTGCGCCCCGCTTCGGGAAGCTCCCGCAGGAATATGGGTAAGCCGTGGCTGTTATAATCGGTTCCAAAATAAGGACGATTATATGGTGGAGCCATTGCTCGTGTATCTCCGGCATGAATATTTTCCGGGTCTTGCCTTTTTCCCTTATGGTTTTCGGCGTGCGCTTTCTCGGCTTATATGCCAGCTCCGGGTGTTCCACCGGAACGTCTGGCGGCTTCGTGTTCTCTATCATGCGCCGCATGGCGGCGACTTCGTTATCAAGATCGGCGTCTATCTGCTGTATCTCTTTCCGCTTCGTTTTGCCCTTCCGCAGCTTCTTGTATGCTTTCCGTATGATGTTCTCATCAAGCATTTTACGATACAAATATTTGTATTGTTTTACGCCTCTTTTCTCCGTGGCTTCCGTTGTTTTCCGCCACAGCTCTTTCCTCCGCATAAGCAATACTCCTATAAGAATATTTTTTCTTCTATCCTCTACGCACGGCAGGTGCGACCGCTTTACCGTGCGCCCTGTATCAAGTTAATTTACCACTTACCCTTCCAATAATGGCGGTTAAGGCGTATTTCAACACCCAGGGGTGTAGGAATAGGGACGGCTTTAAGTTTATGAACCGTATGAATAGAAAAAAGGCGGCGCCGATGTTCCAGTTCGCATTCCCGGCACTGTTGTTCCAATTACGCGCCCGCGGGCCGCAGTTGAGGCCATTGTTGCAATTCCCGAACCGTAGGCAGACGCCCCCAGGTGACGCCGTCCCTATCCCCTTATGTTTTGTTTTTATAATTTACGCTGCTTCAAAGCTCCGGTATCTCCTGGGGGAGTGCTTCGCGCCCCCAGACCCCCCTAAACGGCTACGCCGACAGGTGGTAAAAGAAGATCGGCGGCGCCGATGTACCAGTACGCAGTCCCGGCACCGAAGTTCCAATTACGCGCCCACGGGCCGCAGTAGAGGCCATGGACGCAATACCCGAACCGTAGGCAGACGCCCGTAAACGTCTGCTTCGGGTCTTTTCTCCATAAGCCGTCGCAGCCTCCGGTCGCGCTGCTCCCTCCGTCCATTCCCAAAGCCGGGATACTGCCGTACCCCGGCACGGTTCTGAAATGGGCCGGGTAGTCCAGGGCGTTGTGGTTCGTGTCCCAGGTCTTGTTATCCGGTACGGCGATCCCGGTGTCCGTGTATTTTGCCCCGGTCGGATCGTAGGTGTAATTTTTGCTTACCTTCACCCGCCCGTTTACAACTACCTCGTAAGGGTCGCGCATCCACTGCTGGTAACTGCCGATCACAATGCTATGGAAAATCTTGTTAAGGCTGTGCTGATCGTCGGTTCCGTAGAACTGGCCGCCGCCCACTACGGCGTTCCGCTTTACTCCGTAGGTCGGGGCTTGGCTTGCGTCGTAACCTGCACAATTTCCGTACCCATAGGCTTCCTGCAGGTTCGTGGTCTTTGCGAACATAATAAGAAGGTCGGTAATAGTTTCTACAATCGGTCCGCCGTAGAACACCGCCCGGTTGCTGAAATTTGTAATAGCCGCTTTTTCCTGGTCCGTGGTGTTGCTATAGGTCGGCTGTAGGTTCGCAAGGCTTACCATCTTCGGGCTTGCGCCTCCTGCCCCCAAAATGGAACCGTAAAACATGGGCAGCCATACGCCCTCCAGCTCCTGGTTGTTCGGGTCAATGAAGCCCACCGGCTCGTAGCCGTCGCGGGCGGTAAGGGAAAAGCGCACGATCCGGTCGTTGCCGACCATTTCCTCGTTCTTGTAAATCTTCATAAGCCAGGAAAAAGCGCCGCCGTTATAGCTGCTGTTTGCAACGTCGGAAGAGCCGCCGTCCTCCCTCTGGGTGTAGTCCGTTTCCTTGAGCCTGTAATCCGGTGTGCCGTCTGCCCGAACCATATAAGGCTTGTTTGCTTTAATGACCGGGAAGTCCGCCCAACTGTTCAGAACCATGCTGCCGTTTTCCTTATTCCTTGCAAGCGGGGAATAATTCTTATTAAGCCCGATGTACTCAATCCGGGCGGACGGGCTTAAGATGTCGTTATGCTCAATGAAGCCGTATACCGGATCGGATGCCAAAATGTTATAAACCTTGTCTAAGGTTTCTTTGTCTGCAATATAAATCTTTTCTCCTGCCATTACTCGTCTACCTCCTGTATATAAATCAATCCGTTATCAATCCCCAGCTTATACTTCTGCTTCGTGGCGTCGTCCCTTATCTTGTTCGCATCCTCCGCAAGCAGGGCGGCTCCGGTGCTGACGATTGTAACTTCTGCGCTGTTGTTTACGGTTGCAAAATAATCCTGGGTGATCTGCGCCGGGTTATATCCGTTATAGGGCGGCATAAAGTCGCCGTTGTCCCCGGCTGTGGTGGTGATGCTGTAAAGGATTTCCGTGCTGTCCGCTCCGTCCTTTACCTTGGCAAATAAGCCCATCTCGTTAATGTAATACCCGGCGTTTACGAGGGTCTGCCCGGTTACTGGGTCCTGGTTCGTAATAAGCGCCGTTACCTTCACGCTGTAATCGCTGAATACGTCAATATCCGAAAGGGTATAACTGTTCTTAAGCGATTTAAGGGCTGTCCGCTTCTGCAGCGCATCCAGCGTCTTTTCGGCTGCGGTATAATTGCCGTTGCCTACTGCGATCCGGGTAAACTCTATCTTGATTTCCCCGGCCTGCGCCCTGGTCAGAAGCCTCGCCCCTGCGTTGGTCATGACCGCGTTGTTAAATGGTTGTGGCATTCTTGGTTCCTCCTTCTTTTACGGTATTCTTGTATTTACTATTTGAAGCCGTGGCGGCTACAATAGCCTCTGTTACTGTTTCGCCCTGGACGATAAAACCTTCCCGGACTGCTGGCGGTTTCTGGTGCGCCTCCGCCCTCGCTGCGGATCCAGTGTAAGCATGGCCTTCTACTGGTGAGGCGGCTCCTTCCAATCCTTCCCGGATGGCTGCCTGCTTCTCTGTGGCCGCCATTTCACCCCCTATAAACGTCTGGCCTATGACTTCCTTACCCTCGAAGCTAAAACCGTCCACAATGGCCGCCTGGTGCGTCCTGGTGGCTCCTGCTGCCCCTGCAAATACTCCGGCGGTAATTTCTCCGCCCTCAGTCTTAAAGCCGTCCCAAATCGGCGCAGGGCGGCTCTGCTGGGATGCCAATGCCCCGGCGTGTATGGTCTGCCTTGCTTCCCGGTCTACGGCGTAACCATCAATTACTGCAGGCGGCTTATAGTTTGGGAAAACTGCCGCCCCAGAGAAAAGCTCGTGATTTACAATCCGGTGTATATCAATCGCCCGAAGGTGTGACCGGGTATTCTTTACCCGCCGGATCATAATTGAAAAAAAATCGTTCATTTCAAGTGTAAGTATTGCGTTGGTAACAATCTTAAAATAATAGGGCTTGTCGCCGTACTCGTACCACTCTTTTACTTCGCCCTCCCCAAATACTACACCCACGAGTTCCTCTACTGCCTGGGGCGTTCCTGCGCTCATATACCAAATAAGCGTATTTTTTACAAGCCGCCGCTTCGTGTCAATGTCCAGCGTACTCCGGTAATACTGGGTACGAAGTTCCGAAGCCAGAAGGTCTATAACTTCCTCCGGCTGCTCGTCCAAATTGGAATAAATATAGAGCCTCCGGCTGTATCGGTAAAGAAGACGGCAGGCTTGCTGCAAGGCGTAGCTTAACGCCTTTACTTCCGGCTTTTTGGTTATGTTTCCGGGCATGATGTCTGTTAGTTGCCCGTCGTAATAACTAATCATTTTCAAGCCCTCCGTATATAATATTTACCCCTGTACACTGGGCTTTCGCCGTTTCCCCTATAACGCGGAACGCTGGCGCCCGGACTTCCGCCCTTTTTGCCCCTGCGTCGTTCAGCCTTGCTATAAGCTCATCCGGGTTTATGTCCCGGCCTACCTTGGAAGCCTGCCACAGCTTATAATCCTCTACGGCGGTTTCTGCCTGTGCCTGGATAGCCGTTGCCGCGTTGCTGTCGCTGGTGTTTATGTAATAGGTCACGTCTATCTCGTATTCTTCAATTTCCGGACGCTTTACTTGTACCTGGTCCGTAAGCGGCCGCTTTCCTCTCTGGTTTACCGCCGCCGTTACTGCTGCTATGGTGGTATCGTCCGGGACGGTTCCGTCTGTCATAACAAAGCGGATATCAACTAAGCCCGGTGTAGGGCTGGTTATTTTAACATCCCCTATAAAGGGGTTGCTGTCCTTCACCCAATACTCGTAAGCGTCGTCCGGGCCGGCTGTAGAATAGCTGGAAGGAGCCAGGTAAATTCTTTCTGCCATGTTCTGGTCTGACTCTACCTCCGTCCCCCCGGTGCTTTTCTGCGTGTTCTCAACCTTGGAAATAAAGCCTATCGGATCCACCAGGGTGGTAAGCTCCCCGGCAGCGAAGTCGTTCCCTATCGTCCCAGCCTCTGTGCATTCCGCCATGACCGTGACTTCCGTTTCCCCCGGCGGTATCTCTGCGTATTCAATCGTAGCAAAGTAAACCTCGTAGGCAGCCGTTACCCTGGTTCCCTGGGGGATACTGGTCGCCGCCTCCCTTTTCCCGGAAAGCGTGAACTTGACCGGAACCTGGGCGAACTTTGCTGGGTTCCTCGTAACCTTCTTAAGCGCCCCCATATTCTCTAAATAATCGTCGTAAGCGTACTTAAGAAAATTCATCTTTCCGCCCTTGTCTATGTTCTGCAAGCCCTGGTATATAAGCTGGGCGCAACCTAACATAATAATGCGGTTCGGATCCGACTTGGAAAGCTGTATTTTCTTCCCGGTGATCTCCTGGTACTTCGCCACGAAGTCGCTTAACATCTGGCTCTGGATGTTCTCCAGCGTCAATCCGTCTATGAAAGAAATATCCGGTAAATTATCTATCGTGTTCAGAATATCCGACAATCCTTGCCACCTCCTTTATTCCTCCGATTCTTCCGTGTCTGCATCCTCGGTGTCCTCTGGGTCTTTCGGCCCGATTATGATTTTCGGGGTCAGGTTCCCGTCCTCTGCCTGCGTGTACTCAATGTTTAATATTTCCGCCTTATCCTCGTAAATCTCCGTTTTTTCTATGACCTCCAGCGCAAATAAATTTCTCGCCACGTTGGTCGGGCAGCTCTCAAAGGTCTGCTCTAATCCGAAGTTACGATCACCGGGGCAAGTGCCGGCCCTGGTGCTGTAAAGCAGGTCAAGGTTGCGCTGCATTTCTTCCAGCTCCGTTGCGTTAAGGTAGTCGAAGCCGATTATAACTGTTTCCGGTGTGCCAAACATCCGCCCGCCTCCTTCCCCTTATAAATATTCCTCCAGGGTAATGTCGCAGGTAATCTTTACAACTTCGCCCCGGTTTAAAATCGTTTCCCAGCTCTCGCTGATCTCTGTTATGGCGTACTTATTGGAGCCTACCTTCTTACTTCCAATAACTACGGTCTGGGGTTTCCCCGTCCGGATCAGCTTCTCTATGTTCTCTACCGTTTTCCGCGGCTTCACGCCGTGTTCTGCGTTGAGGGTTATGGTAAATGTTAGCTGGTCGGCATCCGGCCCTAAAAACTGCTTTTTCGGCTTTTTGCCTACTCTGGAATGGGAAGCCCAGCGCCCCTTTACGGTCCGCTGCATCTTCTTGAAATTAAGGATTTTTGCGTCGCTGGTTTCAAATACGACGGTTTTCCCTATATGTCCTATGGCCATTCAACTACCCCCTTCCCTACCCCTACGACCTTCTCTAAATCTGCGATCCTTTTTTCGTGGTCGTGGAGCTTCAGCAGAAGTTTCTCCGCCTCTGCGTCCTGGTGGGTTTCGCTGCCATCTAAGGAAGCTATGACGGTATGCTCCGCCGCTATGGTCAGTACGCCGTCCTTATAATTGATATAGGCTCCGCCGCCCAGATCCTTGTGGAAGGTTCCGGGGTTCCCCGCTGCGTTGTATTCGTTCCAATAGGTCCCTAAGATGATTCCCATCTCCCCGCCGTTGCTCAAATGCATAACGACTACTTTTGCCCCCAACTGCGGCAGCTTGTATTCTTCGTTAAAGGTGGCGTAGGGTAATAGCTCCGTGACCTCGCCGTCCCGGTCCTCAAATATTACGCTTACCATTCCCGTTTCCGGGTCTACGCTGCTTACGGTCCCGATCCTGTTTCCTCCGTCGCTCATCCTCTGCCTCCTATGCTTTCTTAAGGCTTTCTTTTCCGCACCAGCCGTACCGCGTCCCGCCCTTGCGCTTCGCCACTCCGTACTGGTACTTATAGCCGCTTCCTAAAATCTGCGTTATATACATTGTCATGTTGCTGCACTGGTTCGCCTTGCCTCCGTTGCCTCCCCAATAAGCCGGCCCGTTTACGATAACCTTGTCGCCTACTGCGAGGGTTTCTCCGGCTGCTGGCTGTGCGGTTGCGGTCTTGGAAGCGACCGCTTTCTTCTGTCCCTGGTATTCCTTCATGACGGTTGCCTTGCTTATGCGCTTCTGGCACTTGTGAAGCTCCAGCGCCATGGTGTAGGCTCCGTCCGGGCTTATGTTATGCGTTACTTTGTCCACAAAGTATTTCCCGGAAAGCTGGTAAAGCCCTTTTATATTTACCGTGCTTCCGGCTGCGATCCGGTTGTTCGCCATGATGGTTATGCTCATAGTTACCGCCTTTTCGTTCTCGGCGTTTACCTTGGCGCAGGCTTTTAGCTGGGCTTCCTGCAGGCTCTCGACCTTCTCGTTAATGTTAAGTATTCTTTTTCCGCTTCCGACTACGCACTTCATTTCCTTGTCGTCTTTACCGGAAGTATACTTTATCTGTGCGCCTGTGTACGTCCCGACCAGGGTGGTATTGTATGACCAGTCCTGCAAGTCTGCCTTTTTCAAGGTGGCCACTGGTTTCCTGGATTCAAACTGTCCCTTGTCGTAGATAACAATCTTTCCGCTGTAAATCTTGATAGCCATCCCGTAATCCTGGCATACTTTCGTTAAAAAGCTGCTGTCAGCCTCGTTGCTCTGCTCTATGGTTCCCAGCTTTATCGTCCCCCCGGTGTACTGCAGCTTAAGGTGGTACTTTTTGGCGACCTCCGCCGCCACCTCCTTAAGCGTTGCTTTCTTCCAGGTCTTACTCCGGGCCGTGCTTCTGAAAGCATTACCTTCCGGGACGGATACTCCGCCAATGGTACAAGTAAGCTCCGGGCCGGTATAGCTCAAATCGTCAAGGCAGAATTTTCCGCAATAGAAAGTTTTCTTTTGCCCTGCCTTGTCCCAGCTCTTTTCAATGATTTTTGCTGTCAACTTATCGCCTTTTTTTGGCATCCACTTGTTTGCCCAGCGCAAGTCTATATTTGTTAAGGTTATGCTTACGGTGTCGCTTTCCCCGGATGCCGGGTCGGTGTAAGAAAAACCTTCGTTATATTCCGCCATGACGGCGGCGGGATGTTTGCTTGTCCCGCCGGCCTTCTTGGCTTTCTGGTAGGTCACGCTTACGCTTGCCTGCCTGGGTGTTTCTTTGTTCATTCGTCGTCCTCCGCTTCGTCCTCGCTGCTGTAATCGTCGTAAGGATCTTCGTCCTCATCTCCGTCGTCCTCCGCCCCGGTTCTCCATGGCGGCAGCTCGTCGCTTTCCTCGTACCATGGAATACCCGGCGTATTTAAGACGGTTCCTGCTGAAAAGACTAAAACGTCCAAAAAGGGGTAGTTATTCGCCATAAGGAAGGCGGCGTATTCCTCGCCGCCGTATACCTTATAGGCTATTTCGTCCCAGGTTTCCCCCTGTATCGTGGTATATGTTTTCGCCAACTTTACCACCTCCTATAGCTTCCGCCTCTGCTGATCCTTCTCGTATTGTTTCATCAGCTTGTTAAATTCTGCCTGGCTCATGCGGTCGGCCTCTGCGATTTCTTCCTTCCCGGCGCTTCCGTAAAGGTTATAGACCGGGCTGTACTGTATCGCAGGTCCTCCGGCTCCGGCAAGCTCCGGCTGTCCGCCGCCGCCCCCGGTTCCTATTCCCTTCAGCTTTTCAATAAAGGCGTCAATAAGGGAAGCTCCGCCGCTTGCGGCGATTGCCTCGTTTAAAATCTCCTTCATTTTCGCCCATAGCGTATCAAGGGGCAGAACTGCCTCCGGTCCCGCTTCCCCTACACCCTGCATTCCTGCTGGCGTGTTAAATATGGTCGGCTGGTCGAAAATGCCGCCCAGGGCGTTCCAACTCACTGAAAAGTTCGGAACGCTTACGCTTCCGCCGTCGCCGTATGATACGGAACTTGTGGAAACATTTATAACGGGGATCCTCGGTTTCGGGATCGTTATGGTCATATTTTCAAATGCTGCTTTTACCGCGCTCGCTGCGGAGCGGGCTGCGTCTGTGACGGTCGTTGCAAGGCGCTGCATCGCCGTCTGTGCGCTTGTGTTTGCTTTGTTCCATCCGCTGTCTAAAGCGGTGTTTATGTCGTTCCCCAGGGTCGTTGCCGCCTGGGATACTGCCTGGCTATTTCCGGTCATTCCCGTTCCTATGGCTGTCGCCCCGTCGGTTCCTGCCGTTGTAAGCGTTGCCGTAAGTCCAGAAGTATCTACCGCCAGCGCACTGGTGTTTATGGTGGTTCCAGAAAGCCCGGTATTAAGTCCGGTCGTAAATGCTGTCGCCCCCTGGGTTCCGGCTGCTGTCATGTTGGTGCTGATTGCCCCTGCATCCAAAAGCCCGCTTGTGTCTACTGGGGTAGCAAGTCCGGCGCTGAGGCTGGTGTTTAATGCCGTCGCCCCGGTCATTCCCATGTTGGTCATGTTGGTGCTGAAAGCCGCCGTATCAAGCCCGCCGGATGCCATGCTTTCGGTTAAGCCTGTAGAGAAGGCCGTCCCCGCCTGGGTTCCGGCTGCCGTCGCCCCACTGGTGTCCATTCCGCTGAAAGCGTTTGTTGCCATGCTGTTGGCTGCCGCCGTTACCGTTCCGGCGTTACTGCTAATACCGGATGCATAACTGTCCACAACTGCCGCGCTCTGGCTGGAAGTGTCCGGGATGTCAACCTCTCCGCCTGTGAATAGGCTTTTAATCGCGTTCCACAAGCTCTTTCCGGTGCTGAGTATTCCGTCAATCAAGCCCTTAATAATCTGGATCCCTACGTCAAGCCAATTTGTAGATAAAATCGTATCAATTATCGCCCCTACAAGCTGGGGTATTGCCGCTATAAGCTGCGGTATTGCCTGGATTAAGCCCGTCGCCAGTGTTATAACAATCTGGACGGCTGCCTGCACAATGTTCCCCAAATTCGCTATAATTCCCTGGATAAGTGAAATAATTAGCTGTATGCCGCCTTGTATAATCATGGGCAGCATCTGGGTTATGCCGGAAACAAGGCTTATAATAATCTGTACGCCCATCTGTAAAATCTGGGGCAGGTTAGAAAGTATTCCCTGCGCCAAACTCAAAATAAGCTGTATTCCCATCTGCAGAAGCTGTGGAAGCATGGAAACTATGCCTAAAACCAAATTTCCTATAAGCTGAATAGCTGCGCTTATAAGCATGGGGGCGTTCTGTCCTATGCTGTTTACAAGTGTCTGAACCAACGTAAGGGCCGTCGATATAACCTCCGGCAATCGCTGTATGATGCCGTTTACGAAGTTTACTATTGCCTGCGTTCCGGTACTTATAAGCTGCGGAAGCTGCGCGGTCATGCTCTGCACGAACTGGGTCAATATGTCGATTCCGGCAAGTATGACTTGCGGAACCAGGGTAAAAAGCCCCTCGACTAAAGTAGTAACAATGTTCGCCCCTGCTCCTGCCAATGCCCCGGAGTTGTCCGTTACCCCGCTTATAAAATTCTCCAAAAGGTCCACGCCCATGCTTACTACCTGCGGGGCGTATTCCGCTATTGTGTTTACTACTTCGGAAAGGCAGCCGCCTACTGCTCCGACCATGCCCTCCATGCCGCCTTCCTTGTATGCGTCGGAAAGCTCCCCGACCATACTGGTGGCTAACTGGGTCATTTCCCGTAATGGGCCGTTTAGGTCTTTGTATATGCTGATTCCCAAATCGGAAAGGCCGGACTTCAAAATGTCTATATCACCGTTAAGGTTGTCAAGCTGAATAGCGTACATATTTTCGCAAGCTCCGGCGCTGTTCTCTACCGCTGCGCTTAACTCGTCGAACCGGTCCGCGCAATTTGAAAGCATGGCGTTTGCTGCCGTAAGGTCGGTTTTATTGAATAGCGTAGACAAAATACTGTCTTTCGAAGCGTTATCCATCCCGGCCATGGCTCCCTGCAAGTCCTTAAATACGTCGTTAAGACCGCGCATATTCCCCTGGGCGTCGTATACGTCAACGCCTAAACTCTGCAGGGAAGCTGCCGCCTTGTCCGTCGGGTTCTGCAAGGAAAGAATAATATTTCTAAGGTGTGTACCTCCTTCCGCTCCTTTTAGTCCGTTGTCGGCCAAAATGCCGAGCGCTGTGTTAAGTTCCGTAGTCCCTCCGGCGAGTCCCTTTGCCGTTCCGCCTACTGTTAAAATGGCTTCGCCCAACTGCGCGACGCTGGTGTTCGCCTTGCTGGCCGTCTGCGCCAACTGATCGGAAAACTGCGTAAGGTTCGCTTCCGTTGCCTCAATTCCCAGGGCGCTCATGCTGTCCGTTACCATGTCGCTGGCTGCTGCCAGGTCCATGGCTCCCGCCCCTGCAAGTTTTAAAACGGTCGGCAGCGCCGTCGCTGCCTTGTCCGCGTCGTAACCTGCAAGGGCTAAATAGTTCAAGGCTTCCGCCGCCTCCGTCGCTGAAAAGGCTGTACTTGCCCCGCACTCCCTGGCGGCGTTCTCCAATGTTTCAAAAGCCTTTTGCCCCTCCGCTGTGGTCTTGTCGATCAGCATGGTGGCGGCGACCTGGCTCATGGCTCCTTCAAACTCCCGACCGGTATTTATGGCAGCCATGCCTATGGCTCCTACGGCTGCCGCCGCTGCTGCTGTCGCTGCGCTGACCGCTTTCGTAATGCTGCCCAGGCCCTTTGTGGCTGCTCCGATGGCGCTCTTAAAAGAACTTTCAACCTTGCCCGCTATTTTAATAGCGATTTCCATTTCCTTGCCGCCGCTCGCTGCCATAAATCTCCGTCACCTCCTTTGCTATCTCCAATAATTCAAAAACGGACAGGCTTTCTAATGCGTCTAAGCCTGTCCGCAAAATAATTGAAAGATGTATTGTAAGTTTCCGAAGGCTGGAGCCGTCGGTGGGTTTTAGTCCTCGCCGTACAAAAAATTTGTTACGCGGTTTTTAATCTTAAGCGCCTCCTTCGGCGGAAGTGCCTTAAAAAATTCTACGGGCTTCCCGCTTGCCCTGGCGGAAATAAGGCAGGCGTATTCCAGGGACATTTCCGGTAATACGTTTACCGTTCCGCCGCGCTCAATGGTCTTGTTTACCGCGATCATGTCTGCTGCGCTTAAGCTCTCTAAGCCGCTTAAGTCCACGCTTTCATAGGTCGTTCCCTCGAAGGTGAAGGGCTTCTTAAAGAATACCAGAAATGGGTTGTCCTCCATCTCCTGCTTTTTTCTTGCCTCAACTGCTGCCGCCTCTGCCTCTGCTGCCTGGGTTAAATTTTTCTCCTTATCCATCAACACATTTTCCTCACTTTCTCTAATAAGTCTTTACCGTGTACCTTGTAAACAAAGTTGAGCTTGTCAAGCTCAATCTCCGTTACGTTGTCGATCTCAATCAAAATATAAAGAAGCTCCAGCTTTATGCTGCTTCCCGTCCCGGTCCCCTGCTTCGCCTTGCCGCCGGTGATGCCCTTATTCTTTCCGCGAACTACCACGCGCATGGGCTTAAAGGCCGTTGCTCCGGTGTCGTTTACGGTGTACTGGATCGAACCTCTCAAAGTAACCGTAACGCTTGAAATATCGTCCGAAAGAATAAATAAATCCTTGTCCATCTGTCTGAACGGGATCTCCATCTCCATGCTCTGGAAGTGTCCCAGGGTGGGGTCGTCAATCTCGCCCAAAATGCCAGGGCCGCTTAAGGTTTCCGTTAAGCTCTCGAAGTCCGGCAGCGTTACCTCGTCGGAAATGCCGACCAGCTTCGTCCCATCTTTGTATACGTTGAATGAATTTATTTTTGAAGGAATATTGTAAGCCATATTACTCGCCACCTCCTAACGCTTCCTCTAACATGGTCGGGTCAAACTCCAATACGTTCAGAATATCCTCCGCCGGTGTATACGGCGCCAGATACTGGTGGAACTGGATTTTTCCGTTCAAAATGTCCGTGATCGGGTTCTCGTCCTGGTTGAAAGTAATTCTTGCGCCCGCGCACTTCCCCTGGGCTGCGTAAGAATTGCCCCGGATGTTTTCCGCGTCGCAAATCGACTCAATGAGCCGCGTATTTGCGGGATCGTCTACCTTCTGGAAATAGCTTAAAATAAAGCTGTTCCCCCACCAGGAAAAGAAGCGCCTGCAACAAAACCAGCGATCTTTCGGGTCCGTGGTTCCGGGGTATGCTGCGCTGTTGTTTCCCCAGGAACGGAAGCCGTTAAAATTGATCGCCGTGGATACTCCGAAGCTGTTTACCAGGTTCGCCTGCTCCTGGTCTACGACGATCTCGCTGTCCGTGGCGTCGTCCAAACAAAGGCCGGTAATAGGAATAGGCTTGTTGCTGGCTGAAAGGTTCGGCACGTCGTCGTTGCTGGCGTCAACGTAGGCGATCAGCGCTGAATAAATGGCGCTGAAATAATAAACCTCGTCCCCGATCCTTACCTTCGGCCATACCACCGACATATGCTCGCTTATAAAGCCGGATTTCTCCTTTACGGTCTTTACGTCCATATACTTCGTCGCTCCGTCTGCGGTGCTGTCCAGGTCAACGATGCACTCGCAAGTGAAAATACCGTTAATCTTAAGGCACTTCGCCGCCATAACCGAAGCAACAACGGGATCTTTTGAATAGCCGGGCGCGGTAATGAGGCCGGGCGTCATACCGAAAAGCGGGTAAACCTGCCGTACAAGCTCCAGGCCGCTTTCCTTGCCGGTGCTTACGTTGTAGCCTCCCACAATGTCGTTGCTTGTTACTTTGGACGGGTCGATCTTGTCGCCGGAAACGCTTAAGGACGTCGCGTCTTTTCCTGCTCCGTCCTCCAGAAGCGTAATAACCGCGTAGCCGTTGTCGTCGAAGCTCGTTACATAATCCGTGTCCGCCTGCAGCGTGGTTTCCCCGCTCTCAATAACTAAGGTATCAAGCAGGATTCCCTCAATGTCTACGGTCGCCTGCAGGGCGTCTACCTGGTAGCTTTTTTTGGGGATCGCGTCCTTATGTTTCTTCGGGTCGAGGACGTTAATAAGCGCAATCGGCGCAACCGCGAACTTTTTGAAAGTCGCGCTTATGCTCTGGTTTAATGTGTAATCTTTTAAGTTATTAGAATACCCGACCGCTGCGCTGGCTTCCGCGAAGCTGTAAGCCAGCTTCACTTCGTTGGTAGCCTTATAGGGGTCCTCTGCCAAATTGACCGGGGAAACACCGACTACTACCTGGAAAGCCGCCGTACCGAGGATCGGCGCCGTAAGGCTGGTAGGGTTTTCTAAAATTCTTACGCCGTGATTATAGGCCATCTCTTTTCTCTCCTTCCTTTATTTTCTGTCTGCTGCTCTTTTGAAGAAAACGCTTAAGGCGCTTCCCTCCTTCGCCAGCTCCGCGCTGGCCTGCGCCAGTCTTTCAACCGGCACAATAAGTGAATTAAAAAAGGGCTGCGTTTTTACGCGGTCCTTCAATGCATCCGGCAAGCCGTTGTTGTATGTCGTATACTGCTTCGCTCCGGGAATGTCCGGGCCAATATAGACCACGATCCCCGCCTGCTTCTCCGGCTCTTTTGCCGCTGCCTTTTTGGGCGTCTGCTTTTTCTCTGTTGCTTCGCTCATGCGTATGGGTCCTCCCTTCTTATTGCCGCAATCTCAAAAGTTAAGTTCATGCCCCCAAAATAAAAGGGGTAGGATTCTTCGTCCTGCAAAGTCCATAATATGGGGTACTGTATTGTATACTTTCCGTTAAGTACCGGGTACTTTGCGAACCTCTCATAGATTTTGGCTATAATGTTTAATATGTCTTTGTGTCCCTGCTTGTCGTAGTCCGGTTCGTATATGCCAAAAAGCAGGGTTACGTTGGCATCCTGGGCGCTGTTCTCGTCTTTTATTTCCCCGTCGGCAATCCGGACGATTATATACGGGTACGGGTCCGGCGCTGTCTGTTCTTCTGCCAGGCCGTTCTCTAAAAGCTCCGGAGGGGCTTCCTCCTGCGCCGCCGGTTCTGGCATGGGTAAAAGCTGCTCAAATATATTAAGCTCGCTTTCCTCTCCCTGCGGATTCTTAAGCCGGAAGCCTTCAAAAATCTTTTTAAGCTCGTCGGCCAGCTCCTGCTGCAGAAATGTAGCAACCATCTTTTTATCCCTCCAAAATCTTTGTTACCTGGGCTTGTACGTTCCGCTTAAGGTTTTCTTTAATATGCGGCTTTACTACGCCGTATACCCGCTTTTCGTTCCCCAACATAACCGGGATGGAGTTGGCGGAAAAAGTCTTAATCGGTTTACGCTCGCCTCCGCGCCGCTGCGCTACTGCAACATGGCCGCTTGCGAACTTTGTAACGAAGGCTTTAAGGCTGCCCATCTGCAGGGGCTTCATGCCGCCGGATTTTAATACTTTCGCCTTTACTACCTCCGGGCGGTTTTCTCCGGTCCGCATGGTGGCGGGGCTTACCTTAAAATCTTTCAGCCCCATAACTTTGCCCGTTGCCTTTATGGTCGCCTCCAACCTGGACGGGGTCGCGTTCTTAATCCTCATTGCCTTGTTGAAGCGCCCGGTTTTTACGGTATAGGTTTTCTGCGCTTCGGTCGCCAGGTCCTTCCTGGCCTGCTTGGCTGTCTGGTTAATCGCGTTTTTTAGCGCCTTCGGCGCCTCGCTTTTCATCCTGCCTAACCGCCGCTCAACCTGCTCCAGCATATTCCGGTCGTAGCTTATTTCTATCAACTCTTATTCGCCTCCAAATGCAAGGAATACACGCCGCCTTCGTTAAGGCTGTCGGTAACGATAAAGGTTGCGCCGTCAATCTTGACCGGCTTGCCGATTCCCGGAAGCGGGCCGTAATCCAAAGCGGAAACGTATATAAGCGTTTGCTTCTTGTATATCCCGTCCATGTTGCTTTTCATCCGCTTCTCGCGCTCCGTCAGCTCGTTGTCGTCAATTATGATCTGCATCCGCTTACCGTTTACGGTGTGTTCCTCTCCAAACTCTGCGGGGTTAAGAAAAACATTTTTTACGTCCTGGCGCAAAAGCTCCTTAAAGCCCATCTTCTTAAGCACGGGATTTCCTCCTTCCCTTCGTCGGCTCCGGCGGCGCTCCCCTTGCGCTCCTGGACGGCGGCTTCCCTACTAAATCCTGCTCCGGCCCGGCGGAAGGGTAAGCGTCGCCCGTAAGACCTGCGGGCGCTGTCTGCGCTTTCCCCTTTACCGGTTTTTTCTTCGGTTCCTCGTTGTCCTGCCAAATGGCCGCGCCGTTCCCGATCCATATTTCTACAAGCCCGGCGTTATGTGTCGGCAGCTCGTCGCCCGGCTCATAATTTACGCTTTCAAAAAGGATCGGGGAAACGGCTATAAGCTGCTTCATCAGCCTGCCAACTTAACGAGGATAGCCGTATCGCCTGCGGCGGCTGCCTGCGCCGCGTAGCCTGCCAGGGGGTACGCTGTCGGGTTCGACGTTGCTCCGTCGTTGGCTGCGGTCGTAATGCCCGTACCGTCAAAATATACGGATGCCCCCATCTCGATGGCCGTGGTTGCCGTTTTGGGCATCTCAAAGACTCCGGTAACGTGAAGCGTTCCAACTTCGCCGGGTAAAATGTCCGTTCCGGCGATCCCGATATGCCCTCCGAAGGAAATAACTGTATTTGCTTCAATGGTGCTTGTACCGGGGTTTGTATAATCAAGGGTTTCCCCTCTCTGCCAAAATGCGGCTTTAGTCATGGTTTTGTCCTCCTTCTCTTATTCGATCTTCGCTCCGGGGTTCTTTGCAATCCCGCGGAAGTCCCTTACTGAAATACCCCAGTCAAGATAAATGTCCCACTGGAAGCCCAAAACGCCCGGCGTTTCCATGCGTCTTACGGTCGGGGTTTCCTGCCCGTTCAAGTAATCCACCTGGATATGCTTTGCGCTTGCGGTGTTCGCAACCATAAACCACGGCACCTCGTTTTCCCCTGCCAGGGCGTTAAGTACCGGGGTCTGAATGATGTTAAGCGGGTAGTTGTACAGCGGGTTAATGTCGTTGTTGTTGCTGCCTACTACCTGGGCGCTTCTCATAATTACTGCAAGCTCAAATTCGTACCCAACCGGCACGATCATGTGCTGCGGCGTAATGTAAATCGCTTCCCCGAACTGGTCTTTCTGGTGCTGCATCTGCAATATGATTGCCTGGATGCTTGCCTGCGTCGGCTTGCTTCCCGTCGTCATAAGGTTCCCGTGATTCTTGTGGAAAAGGTTTACGCCGTCGAAAATTTTCCCGTTGTTGTAAAGCAAGCTGTAGACCTGCTTATCAATGGTTTTCTTCGCGGCCTGGGCGTAAAGTCCGGGAACCTCGGTTAAAAAGCCGATGTCGTCGTTAATAAACGCCTGGCGGGTCATGCTGAATGTGCGCCCGTAGGTATCCAGCTTACGGTTCGGCAGCAGCTCCGTCCTCGGCTTATCCGGCTTAAGCTCTCCGTTTTCGGGAACCAGTAAAAAGTCGCCCATGCCTCCGATCACGTACTCGTGGTCTGCCGTGGTCTTGAAGTCCTTCAGGCTGCCCTTCGTGGTCCATGCCTGGAAGGTCGTAGGTACTGCGTTGTAAAGCTGCACAATGCTTTTCCGGATCGTGTTGTCAAGGATCGCCGGAAAGGCCGACGTAGGGTTGTAGAACTGGCGGCAAAGCTCGCCGTACATCTCGTCGGGGTCCATCCGTAAAAGGGTTCTTACGTCGCGCCCGTCCCTGCTCAAACACTCAATACCCAGATCCCGCAGGCTCATGGATCTAAGCTCCTGCGCTCCGTCTGCCGGGTTCTCAACGGAAACGCCCGCCCGCATCATAAGTGCGTCGGTTGCTCTCTCTCTGAACGTGTCGCCCTCGTCCCTCGTAACCTGGACGCCCACCGGGCTGCCGGTCTGCCTCATGCTGTCAAGGATCGCGCTGCGTACCTGCTCCATGGTGGAACCGTTGCGGACGTACTCCGTGGGGTCAATGTCAAAATCTCTGCAAAGCGCCATAATCTCCGCTGCGCGGGTGCGCTCTGCCTCTGCTGCCCTCTGGCCGTCCTGGGGCGCTCCTGCTGCCGCTGTAGCCGTCTGGGCGGTGTTTCCCTGGGGTAATGCTGCCGGGGGCGCTGACGGCGCTCCTGCGCCTCCTGCAAGCCCTCTTTCCTGGGCGTCGATCTCTGCCTGGGCGTCGTCGATCTCGCGCTGCAGGTCGTTAAACTGTGCCTGCTCCTCCGCCGTCAGCGCCCGGTTCCCGTCCGCTTTGGCGGCGTTCACAATGGCCTGCTGCTTCAGCATGGCGGCTTCTTTTCTCTGTTTCGGTGTCATGTGGTCTACCTCCTATTTTCTGTTTTTATTTATTTGAAGCTGTGCCTCAAAGCAAGTTAAAGTTTCCGGAGCCTTTGGTTTCTGCTCCCTTAAGTTACGCCCTACTCCGACGGTAGCGTCCGCCGGTACGCTTACTATGCTTATCTCGTAAGGCATCCACTCTCTTGCGACGTCGCAAGGGCCGTTAAAGCGTCCGTCGGTGGATACCTTCCCCGGCATAACTTCCTCAATCACGCCGATCTTGTACCCAACGGAAACGCCCTTAAGCGTCCCGCCTTTTACCTTCTGGAAAATAACCTCGCTTTTTTCGTCGCTGTCAAATTCTACCTCAGCCATGCCGCGCTGGTTCTCAATCCATGCCCGGTTAATTTTGCCTATAACCTTATCCCGGTTATGGTTGAAAAGAAGGACGCCTATGCTGTTAAGCCTGGTAAGGTCAACGGCTGCCGGGTTATGGTCTAAAATCTCCTTCCCCCAGAAACGCTCGTAGGGTTCTTCCGAAGAAAAGGAAAGAATAAACTTTCGCTCGTTCCCCTCGCCCTCCATGGCGCGTATGGTTGCCGTACTAAACGCCCTTGTCTGATTCTCCCTCCTGCTGTCCGTTGCCGGCTGCTGGCTGTTCTGTCGGCTGGTTCCCTGGCTGCTGTCCTGCCGGCTGCCCTGGGGGCTGGTTTCCGCCGCCCTGGTCTGCGGGTACTGGTACGGCTGCCGGGTCCTGCTCGCCTTTTTCGTCTGCAGGAGTAAGGTCTGCTTCTGTTCTGTCAAATATAACACCTCCCATCTCTAAGCCTTTTTCCCTGGCGTATTTCAAAACGGCGACGGTTTCGTCGATCTGCTCTTTCCAGTCTTTGCCGTTCTCCGCCGCGATCTGCTGGTATGTCTTTTGTCCGGTCTGCAACGCGATCTTTGTAGCTGTCGCTTCTTTTCCTGGGTCTATCCACTTTTTCGGGGCTGCCACCCATTCGTGCTTAAAATATTTCTGCTTATCTTCCCAAAATCCGGGAATATTGAACAGGCCGGAAAGGACGCCGGAAATTATGAAGGTTTCGTATACCTCGTCCATCACAACCTCCTGCAGCAGCTCTATGTCCTCTATGTAGGTCTGGCCGTCCTCAATAATTCCCTGCCTTGCGCTGCTGTAATTGCTCTGACTCATGTCGCGGCTGGTGGCCTCGTAGCTTAAGCCCTGCCCGGCTCCTATGAGCCGCTGCTGCAGCTTGATGTAGCTGGCGGCGTCCGTCGCCTGCCCGGTCGGGTTTACGACCTGGATCTCGTCCCCGGCGTTAAGCTCCTTTATCATGCCGGGGCTTATCCTTTTTCCGTCGTAGTCCTCGCGGGGCCTCCCGTCGCTTACTCCCACGCCCCTTGCAAAGTTCCCGGTTGTCGGTATGATCTTCTTTACGAAAACGGCAAGGCAGGCGGCTATGCGCTCCTTTACGCTTACCGCCGTCATAAACTCATTCGCGTCCCTTACCCTGGTAATGGTCGGGGCCAGGTCGCTCATCTCCCGAACCTGGGAAGGGCGGTCTTTCGTGAAATAGAAAATAATATCTTTTGCCGGAACATAGACGGGTTCAATCTGCCCGAAGCCGTCTACGTTATACTGGCGGATCCAGTAGCCCATGGGCTTGTTATAGGTGTTAAGCTCAATCCCTCCGACCACCCGGTGTTTCGGGTTGTGCGGCGCTGCCCGTCCGGTGTCCAGCTCGTCAACTTCCAACGCCTGCAACTTAAAGGGCAGCAGCCCTCCGCTGGTGTAGCACTTCTTAAAAAGGATTCCTCCGTCTACCTTCTTCCGGCGCTCCGCCATTCTAAGCATCTGGTTAAAGCTCTGCGTTTCGGTTACGTCGCAATTTTTACGCTTGCACCACTCTATCCAGGCTTCCTGTATCTGCTTATTAAGCGTTTCATTGCTGGTTCTTGCCCGAAGCGTGTAGCCGTGGCCTACTACATTCCGGCGGTATGCCCCGATCACGCTGTTTGCCATATCGCTGTTTCGCTCTAAGTCCCTGGCCCTGGCTCTTATGGTGTCCCGGCTGTAGCGGTCCGTTTGCTCTGCGCTCTGGTTATAGGCCACCCACCCGGCGTTAAGGCGGTCATAGCCCCCGGCGTCATAATGGCGCTGCTCGTCCAGGTACTGCCTCCATGCTTCCCTTCTGGCTCCGGCTGCCGGGGAAATGAAGCCGATTATATTGTCTAATACGTTTCCCACTTCTTTCCCTCCTATCTTCGGTCAAATACTGCGACGTAGCAATCGTCCAAAAAGCCCGGTGTACTTCCTGCGACCTGTGCCATAAGGTCGTTCTTAATCTTGTATAATGTGTTAAGGTCTGCCCGGTTAAGCTGCCGGGAGCCTATCTTGTAACTTTGCCCGCCTACGCATATAGCGTAAATAGCGTTATTTACTTCGGTAAGCATTTCCTGCGCTGTCATCTGTTCTTCCACCCGGTTCCCTCCTTCCTGCTATAGCCAGCTTTCGTTTTGGCTTATCCATTCTTCCTCCGGCGTGTACTGCTCTTTCTTCGGCTCCTGCGGTTCCTCCTGTATGTTCTGCAAGTGAAGCATACGGACGCCCAGGGTATCTGCTGCCGCCATGGCGTAGACTTCCGCGTCTAAATAATGGTTGTCCGCATGGCTGTGCTTTGGCACCCATTCAAGCCGCGGCTTGCTGTTTCCGTTTTTAACGAGGATTTTATGCTCTGCCGTTACCTGCTCGGCGTATTCCTCGTCGCAGCCCTTGTATACCATCCAGCTTCCGTTGCCGTTCTTCCGGTGCATCCTGCTGGCGATCATGTCCTTATACTTGCCGCCGTCAACGATAACAAGATCCATACCGTAAGCCTTGGAAGCGTCCTTATTGACGGTACTCAGCTTAAAATGGCTCTGCATGGGGTTGCTGGATCCTTTGGCCGGTTTCGCCCATTCTGCGTTCAAGGCGCAAAAATCGTATACGGAGTCTGCTTCGTAGCCGGAGTCTATGAGGCATAGGTTTACTATTGCAACGGCTCCGGACTCTGTCTTATATTCAAGGTTCATAATCTGCTCAACCTCTTTAAAACTGTAAGCCTGGCCGTGTGCTACGTTCTGGCTTGTCAAGAAGTCGCCCCAGGCTCTTATTGTCCAGTAAACGCTGTTTTCCTGTACGTCTACGCCTGCGGTAAGCAGCTTCGTCCAATCCGGCACGGTAAACTCTGCAAGCTCCGTCTGCCGCTCCATAACAAGGTCCTTGCTGGTCTTTAGCTTGGTATCTTCCCATGGTTCTGCAAGCCAGGAATTTACGAAGTTTTGTAGTTTCTCCGGGTCCGCCTTGCTGTCCATAAATTCCTTCGCAATTTCGGAAAACCGGACGAAGGGGCTATAAAGCGTATTTATCCAGAAACAAACCTTTTTTACAAAGCGGGTTGTTTGTCTTACGACCTCCCAGTGTCCCTTCTTTACTGCCTGCTGCTTCTGGGCATCCGTGATTACGCATCCGCACTCCTGGCAAACGTAAAAAGCAAACTCCGCCCGGTCTGCGTCGCTCAAACCCTCCGAGTCGTCTATCGGCTCAAAGTTCCCCAGCTTCTCCTTTATGGCATCCTCTCCGTATGCGTCCACAAGATCCTTATCTTTTCCGGGCCACTTAAGGTTGTCAAAGTGAAGCTCTATAAACTCCCCACAATGCGGGCAAGGTATGAAGTAATGCTTTTCTGCGTCGGCTCCTTCCTTGGCTTTCCAGATGTGGTTCGTCCTTATGGTCGGTGTGCTGGTCATATAGACTTTGCTGTTTCGGAAAGTCTTTGTACGCTCTTTTGCCAGGCTGATCGGATCCGCCTCTTTCTTGCTGGCTCCTGGGTACTTGTCCACCTCGTCAAGAAAAAGGTATTTCATGGCGAAAGAAGCAAGCCCGGAAGGGCTGTTACTCCAAACAAGTTTTATAAACATATCATCAAAGTCAAGCTCTAAGTTGCTGCTGTTCTTATCAAATTTTTTATAAAGGGTCGGGGCTGCTTCTATCATGGGCCTGATCCGCTTTTCTGAAACGCTGCCAGCCATGGTTTCCGTAGGGTATACAACTTCCACGGGGGACGGGTCCTGCTGGATAATGTAGCCCAGCATATTAAGCTCCGCCTCGGTTCCGCCACACTGGGTAGGCTTGCAAAAGTCTATTTCTTCCGTTTCTGGGTTTAGAAACTCATCCATGATGCCTACCAGATACGGAGTCCGGTCGTTGCTCCATGGCCCCGGTTCTGCGCTGGTCAAACTGGAAAGCACCCTGTATTGTTCCGCCCACTCGGATACTGCCATATCTTCCGGGGGATTCAAGTATTCAAGCGCGGATTTCTGGTATGCCTTGCATTCGTATTTCCGGAGGCGTAGCTGTTTAGGTTTTTGCACGGCGCTTCCCTGGCTTTTCTTCCCCCAGCTCCGGTGTATATCCGGCTACGACAAAAGCCCGAAGCATACGCTTTACTTCTGCGCTCATTTCCTTCTCCGCCTTGCGGGCTTCCAATGGCTCCAGCTTATCGCTTACTATGCTTACAAGCCGGGACGGTATGCCCATAGCGAACCGTTTGAAGGAAACGAAAAACTTTTGATAATCTAAGGCTACTTCCTCAACATCTATATATTTCCCGGCGGCGATCTCCGCCCTCATGCGGTGCATCTCGCCCTGGCTTTCCTTTAGGGCGATTTCTGCCTCCAACTTCTGCTGCCTTAACTCCGTTTCCTTTTCGGACTTGCCCTTGCCGTATGCCTTGTCGGACAAATACTGAATATATGTTTTAATGGTCGGTACAAGCTCGTAACGCCTGCCCTCTCCGGGGACTTCGTCCGTCTTTATGATTCCCTCCTGGGTAAGTTGCTGCACCCTGCGGACGGAAACTCCGAAAATCTGGGCTATGATTTCAACCTTTACGAACTGCCCGCCGCTTGCTTTTTCCTCTGCCATTATGCTCCGCCCTCCCTCACTCTTACGGCCTTCTGGCCGGTGTATTCTTCCCAACGGTCTATAATAATATCGCAGTACTTTTCGTTAAGCTCCATAAGGTATGCGCTGCGGTTAAGCTGTTCGCAAGCGATCAGCGTCGTGCCGCTCCCTCCGAAAAAGTCAGCGACCGTGTCGCCGTACTTGCTGCTATTGGTAATAAGCCGGCCGAAAAGCGCCACGGGCTTCATGGTCGGGTGCATATCGCTCCGGGCTGGCTTCTTTTCGTACAAGACCGACGTGTTCTCCTGCAGGCGTTCCCGGATGCCCTCAATGTAGGCGACAAGCTCCGCTTTCTTCATGGCTGAAAAGTCTATATCATCTTCTATGAAAACGGTATCTTGTCCGCGCCCTCCGCCGAAGTAATGACCGCCGCCCTCCTTCCAACCATATAAGATCGGCTCGTGGCGCCAGTGGTAATCCTGGCGGCCTATGACAAACTGGTTTTTCTCCCAGATCAGCGTCTGCGCCTGGTAAAAGCCTGCCTCCTTCATGGCGGTTCGGAAGTTTATACCCTCGCTGTCGGCGTGGAATATATAAACCGAACAGCCGGGGCGGGCTGCTTCGTTGAAATTAGAAAACGCCTTATACAAGAAACTGTAAAAGGCGTCGTTGCTCATCCGGTCGTTCTGGATCTCGTTATTTGTCCGGGTGCGGTTCCGCTTATAGGAACGCTCCAGGCTCTTATCTTTGGTTTCGTAATCTACGTTATAAGGTGGGTCGGTGATGATAAGGTCGGCCGTTGCTCCTTCCATCAGCCGCTCAATGTCTGAAATGTCTGTAGCGTCCCCGCACATGAGGCGGTGGCTCCCCATCTGCCAAATATCGCCGGGGCGCGTCCGAACCTCCTTAAGCTCCTTCAGCTTCTCGTCCGGGTCATAGCCGTCGTCGTTTGCCTCCTGGGTAAGTTCAACGGCTGCAAATAGCTTTTCGATCTCGTCGCCTCCGAAGCCTGTAAGCCCCACGTTATAGTCTGCCTTATCCAAATCTATCAATAAATCCTTTAAGGCCGCCTCGTCCCATTCTCCGGTTATTTTGTTCAAGGCAATATTGAGAGCCTTTTCCCTGGTCTTGTCCATCTCAACCAGAATACAGTCCGCCTCTGTGTAGCCCAAATCAAGCATGACCGTGCGCCGCTGGTGGCCGCCTATGATGGTATTGTCTGCGTTGATAATAATCGGGTCAACGTAGCCAAATTCTTCTATACTGGCGGCTATGCGCTGGTACTCCGGGTCGCCCGGCTTTAATGCTTTTCGCGGATTATATTCCGCTGGTTTAAGGTCTGCAAGCTGTCTTTTTACCAGCTCCATAGTCCGTTTCCTCCTTCCGGTTCTGCCCTTGCGTAACGAAAGGCAAAATTTTTTTTCGATTTTATCGCCAAAAATACCGCGCCTTCCTCGCCCCGCAGGCCGGATATGGCTTGGTAAGTACCTACTGCGAGTTGTGCGGGTGGGCTTGCTGAACAGCGTAGCCAGGGGCTTGCCCTGTCGCCCTCTCTCTTTGCTTGCGTTGCTTCGGTGTGGTGCTGTATGCCTTGCCCTCTCTGCTTCAATGCTTGCTTGTGCTGTGCCTGCCTCGTGCTATGCTGTGCCATGGTACTATGTGCGCCTATGCCCTGGGCTGTGGTGCTTGCCCTTGTGTGCTTGCGCTGTGGCGTGGTGCTGTGCTTGTATGTATGCAATATAATAAGCCTATATTATGCCCTGCTATATGGGGGTATAGCTTTAAAAATAGGGCTTATTATAGGCTTATTATATGGGGGTATGCTTTTTTATTCCGTGTCCATGCTACTATATTAGCACACTTAATAGTCCAAAAGAGTCCGAAGTTTAAAAAACTTGCGAAGCCTTGTAAATGCTGGGCTTGTGGGCTGTATGGGGCTATGTTTCTATGTACGCTTTTCTCTGCGCTGTGCCAAATGAAGGGGTATAAAATACCCTCGTAAAATTCGCCTTGTAAAAATGGGGCGAAAATACGGGGGTATTATATGGGGGTATCATAGGGGGGCTATATTTCAAACCTCTTTTTTATACTCCCTTAAAATCTGGCGTACTTTCTTATAGGTCAATAGCTTATCCAGCCCTTTGTCCTGGTAGGAAAAAAGCGAGCTTCGGCTTAAGTGCATCTCCTTCTCAATGGCCGCCCAGCCTTTGCAATCAATAAAGCGAAGCTCCAATACCATCCGCTCCGTGCTGTTTTCCTCCAAAAAGTCCATAATATCCATGACTTTCAAAAGTGCTTTTTCTACCCGGCTTTTTTGGTCCTCTATCCGGGTTTCAATCTCGCTCATGCGGTAAACGAAGGAAGCGGCGCCGGATCCGACTTTGTTTGTGCCTCCGTAATTTACCGGAGAATATCCGTAGCCGCCTATAGGGGCATCCATTTCCGCCCGGATATTTTTAAGCCGTCTTTCGAGCTGCGTTCGCTTAATCCGGCCCGCGTAATACTGGTTTAAATATGCTTTAAGCAGCTCCTTGTCCTCGTTTCTTTCGTTTTTCCGCTGTTTATTTTTCTGATCCATCGGCTTTGTTCTCCTTCTCTGTTTTAATGCTCGGATCTGTCTAACTCAGCCGCCAAAAAATAAACCTTGTCGCCGAAAACCTTAAGCCTGTATAGCTCCCGCTTTTTCTGGTCCCAGTCTGAAATGGGTATACCTCTTTTCTGCAGAATATCAAGGCTGTTGTTAATTCCGGCCACCAATGTGGCAATAGGTAAATTTTCAAGCATTGCCTGCGCCTGCCTGGGGTCGTTTAAGTTCGGTCCCTTCGCTTTCCCCCGCATGGCTGCCCTCGCCTGTTTTCTGTTCACGCTTTTCCTCCTTCCTTCGCCGCTTCTCCCGCCGCCTTACGCTGGCGATTGCTGCTCCGGCGGTCGGGTCCTTATATCCTTCTTTATTTCTCAATGGGTGGATCGCCTCCCTTGCGCTGAAAATATGCGCCGTTTCTGCAAGACTTCCATTCTCCGCTTTTGTCTGCAATCTTAACAAAATCTTTAATTTCAAGCCCCTTTACTGTTACGCCATCCACTACATAGTAGCCTTCAAAATATCCCTTTTTGTCAATGCGTGTTATAACGACCTGGCCGTGGTAGCCGTTGTCTGTTACAACGTCACCCGCCTCGATCCTGCTTTTCCGGATTTTCTTCTCAACAAGTGCCGCCCGTATGATCTGCAGGTCGCTGTTTGGAAGCTCCAAACCGTAAAGACCGCCCGCCTTTTTTATGTGTTCGTCAATGTTTTGTATAAGTTCCGCTTCTCTGCTCATGGTATTTCTCCTTCCTAATATCCCCGAACTTGTAAATAAGAAAGTAATTCTGGTATAGCGCAATATTCAATACCGCTTTTTATAAGTCCGGCTTCAAGGTATGAATTAAGCACCTCTCGCTTTATGTATAGCGTGTTCCCGCATTTATATATCCCGGTATCTTCTCTTTTTTCTTTCTCTTTTTCCTTTTCCTGCGCCCTTCGCTTTTTCCTGGCTCCCTTAATCTTTTTAGGGGTCTTTGGTTGTATCATGATTTCACCTCTTTCTGCAATATCCTTGTAACCTCCGCCGGATATGTAACAACGTAAGCCTTCCCGCCTGCCTCCTGGATCTGCTTTATGGTCCGCTCCTGGATTTTGCTCAATACTCCGACAAAGGGCCGCTTTACCTCGAAGCCGTAAAACCTGCCATTTACTATGGCGCAAACGTCCGGTATTCCCTGGCGGCTATACGGCCCCGCCGCCGCCTTCCAAACAAAAGCGGAAGGCAGCAGCTCCCTTATGTGTTTTATGATCTTATCCTGGTAATAGCTTTCTTTCGGCAAGTGCGCCCGCAGGTACTTCTCCGCCTCCTTGGTTGTCCGGCAGGATATGTCCTTCGTGGCCTTAAGGTACTTTATGACCTCGGCCTTGCTTCTGAACTGTTCAAAATCAATCATCTTTTCTTCCTTTTGTTGCGACGTCGCAACGGTTACGCTTTCTTTCCGCCGTTGTATTTGTCGTAAATGGGTTCCAACTTCTCCAACATCTCCATAGTGGCGTTGGCTATGGCCATCTTCTCCTGCATCTCCAGCTTGCCCTTGTTTATCCTCTTAAGCCATGCGTTTATCTGCTGCATTTTCTGTTCTGTCACGGTCCTCGCCTCCTATTCTCTCAAATTCTGCATCATAATCTGCCTTTTTCTTTTTCAAATAATCAATAATAACGGCGATCAGCTCCGGGTCTGCGTCCATCTCTATTCCTTGTGCAAATTCGTAATGCGGTATAGCAATAACCTTTTGTTTTTCAAATTTTAAACTGAAAAACCGGAGAAGCTGCCACCTCGCGCTATGGTCGCCGCCTCTTTTCTCCAGCGTTTTTCTTGCTACTCTGTCCTTTATTATTTTGGTACAACGTCCGGACTCAATGCTATTAAGCAGGTCCGTATATTTCCGTATTTCCTCGTTAATCTTCGTCGCCTTGTCGTATTGTTCTTTAGTCACTGCTTATCTCCTTTCCCCAGACTCCGACTCCGGCTCTTTTCCCTGCTGCTCTGCCAACTGTGCAAAGAAAGCCGCTAAAGGGTTTATTGCCGGTTGCTCCGGGATGTTTGCGTTAATAACCATAGTAACCGCTGTTGCTATCTGCGCCGCAAGGTTCGGATTTCTTACCTCCTGCAGCGCCAAATTGTAAGAATGAATATACGCCGTAGTAAGCGTTTTAGCTCTCTGTTCAATATCCATCTTATTCCTCCTTCCTATCTTCTCCAGCTCCCTTAAATGTTGCCTCTATGCTGTCCCGGATGGCGTAGAGCCTCTTTGCCCCGATCCCTTTTACGCTCCGTATTGCCTCCATAATGGTTTCAACGTCGACGCCAGGAACGCTCGCCCTTCCGTCCTCGTAGCCGCTCTTGTAAATGTCCGCACAAAAGTTTTCCATCTGCCGGTGGTCGAAAGCCTTTATTGACTTATACCTTGCCCGTGTTATCAAATACTCACTTCTTTTCTGCTTTCCCATGCTCCGCCTCCTTACAAAAATTTTCAATCAATTTAAAGAACGCCCGCGCCCCTTCCGGGTTCCGCTGGCCTGCCCTGGCCATCGCTATGGCGATCCGCTGCGGCTCCTGCTCTACTGCTACGACCTGCCCGCCTTCCGCGTTTTCCGCGTCAAGCTCCGGCCATGCTGCTGGCGGTATATTGTCGCCCGGAAATGCGGCGCAGGTATAGCGCGGGATTCCGCTCTGGTATGGCTCCGGATCTGTAATGTGAAGCGGGCAGCCCTGGCAGGTGTGGTGATGGTTCCTGCAATTTTTTATTAAAATCTCGTATGCCGCCATAACCGTTTCCGGCTCAACCGGGAAGCGCTGCGGCTCTCTGCTTTTATTCATGCCTTATCCCCCAATCTGAAATAAAACGGTTTACAATAGCTTCTTTTAATGTTTCGTTGTCGCTCCTGGCGATCCTCAATTCCTCCTTAAGCTGCACGGCTATTTTTTGCGCTTCTTTTAACTGGTCCCCTAAAATGCAATTTTGGGATGCCAGCGTCCGCAGCTCTTTCTTCTGGTTCTCTATGATCTGCTCTTTGGTCAATTCCACTTTTTTGTCCTCCATGCTATGCCTCCTTTATGAATAGTTCGCCGCCCCGGATCTGGACGTTTTCTCCGAAAGTCCATAAGCCCTGCTTCCCGGAGGCCGGTATCGGGTTTTTGAATAGCTGCGGCTTCTCAAACCTCCAGGCATACCGACCGACCGTGAAGTCGCCGTAAAGAAATTCCTCCGGACAAAGCTCCTTTATGAAGTCGTGGTATGTCTGATCTATCAGCTTGCAATCTGTTAAAATCGCCGAGCCGATTATTGCTCCGGTCGGGAACCTCTCAAAGCGGTTAAATGCTTCGTATAATCCGAAGGAAAGTAACGCCTTTTCCCATCCCTCGTCCGGCATCTGTGAAATTCCAAAAAGCGGGTCTTTCTTCGCTGCGTGGATTAATATCTCGCCCCGGTAATTTGTCCGCCAGCTTCTCGTTTCGTCGTGCTTCTTGCCCTCCGCCAAAAGCTGCGCCCAGGGCTGCCAAACGGTTATAGCTTTCAATCCTCCGCGCCTCCTATCGCTTCCGCGTCCTCAAAGTCGCAACCGGCAGCAGGCTTCTCCTGGGCGCCGTCCTGCGCCTTCTCGGTCGGCCAGGCTTTATTGTCCTTTTCGTCCTCCATCAGCGTGCTGGCCTCCTGGTCCGCTTCGTGCAAGGCAAGGATAAGCGGGTATTTGTTCATTGCCTGGGTAAGCTGCATATGTACTTGCGGCGCTTCTGAAAATCCCATGTGCCAGCGGATCGCGAAGCGCTCCGGGCCGGTAAGCCTCATAAACTGCTCAATCATCATAACGCTCTTTTCTCCGTGGCCGTATGGCACCCGGTCGTCTACGGTGTAGCAGGGAACCGATTCCCAAATGAAAGCCCCTGCGTTATCTTTCTTTACCTGCCAGCGTTCCGCCGCTGCTACTTTCTCCGGATCATAGGTCTTTTGGTTCTTAAAATCGATCTTGTAAAAATGCGTCTTACAAAGGTCGTGAAGCAAGGGGCAAATTATAAGGGCGTCGTTTCCTGCTGCCTCCAAAATCGGCCCCCAGTAAATGCTGGCCTGCTTCGCTTTTAAGCAGCGGTATACGTTTAGGCTATGCTGCAATAATCCGCCCTCGGTGCTTAAGTGGAACCGGGTAGAAGCCGGGGCCGTGTAGAAGTCGCTTTTTCTGATGTAGTCCATCAAGGCGTCTTTTCCTTCCCGGTTTACCCTGCTCATAAGTTCCTCAAAGCTCTTTACGTTTTCCTCTCTGTTCATGGTGTTTCCTCCTTTTGCTCGGTTGTTTTATTTTCACTTTTTATGAAAATCAATATTGCCGCCCCTGGGGGCTTCTCTTTGCTTATCCACCCGCCCGCCGCCTCGTCGTAAAACTTGTCCACAATATCGTTGTAAATAAGCGGCGGTTGTGGATTGTCCGGGTCCCAGGAAGGCCCGGCGGCGTATAGGCAAGTGTGGCGGTCGAAGTATGCTTTATATATCCCCTCTACCTTCCGGCGGTGTTCCTGGGCGATCTGCTTTATCTTCTCTAAGTCAAATTCCCGGAAGGCTGCCCGCCCCACTCGCTTTCCGATCTGCCCTTCCCTAAAGGCCCGGTTAATCTCGTCTACAAGCTGCCGCCCTTCGTCGTCGTCCCGGAACTGCAGGCCGTCCAAAATAAAAAGCCTTAAATATTCCTCTAATTCCTCCTTGAGCTGCTGCTTCAATTTCTCAAAAGGTTTTTTATACCTCCCGGCCAATTCCTCCGGCGGGACAAGCGTTTTGTTTTTCCGGTATTTTTCAAGCGTTGCCGCCGCTTTTTCAAGGGCTTTTTCTGCTTTTTCCGTGGCCGCCCACCTCCTTCCGCCTAAATTTCCTTACGCCTTTTTGTTTTTGCATGGCGTAATGTGATAAACTCTGAATTTATAAGGGGTTCTTTTGATTCCTTACGCCTTACGCCTATTTTTTGGAAATATACCGTTACTTTTAAAAAGCGCACGTTTTTTCTTTACCTTTTTACTTCTGCAATAAGCCTATATAATAGGCGTAATGTCGTAAGAATATATATAATAGGCTTAAAAAGCCGCTTGTTTTCGGGGTTTTCTTCCTTACGCCTAACCTTACGCCTAACCTTACGCCTATTTTTTAGGCGTAAGGAAATAAGTATAGTTAATATGGCAGTTCTGCTTCTTCCTCGTCGAAGGGCGACTTTGTGTCAAAGCCTAACTGTTGCCACTCGTCCGCTTTCGATTTTTCCTCAATGCCTGCGGCTTCTGCCGCCTCGTCCTCGTCTAATGGATCAACAGGTTTTGAAAATCTCCCTAAATCAAATTCAACAAAGCGGCTCGTTCTGTTATCAAACCATTTTCTTATGCAGTATTCCTTGCCGCCGTTTGCTTTTGGTGTGCTGGTTATTATGTTCTTATCCGCTAAATATTTCATAGTTTTCCGGGGGCTATATCCGGCCTTGGTTAATGCCTGGTTAAGAAGTGAAGGGAATATATAGGCCTTGCTCTGGTCGTGACTTATTGTCCCCAGGCACGTCCCGATTGCCTTGTCCCCGAACTGGGCGCGGTTGCTCAATATCCAATCTACTATAAACTGGGTGGCGTTTTCGTTTACGTCGCTTACGCCTGCGGCGAGCTGCTCCTGTATAATCGCCTTTGCCATCCGGACGGCTCTCTCCCAGGATTCGTTCCGTATTTCAAGCGGTTTTTTACGATTTCCGGCGTTTTGCTCCGGTAAATCGTCATTTTGTTCCGCTTCGTTCCGGTTTTCGTCCGTTTCGTTCCCAAATATCCAGGTATCTATAATCGCATCCGCAAGGGCGACCGCGCTTATCCCGGCTATATGTGCGCCGCTGGTACCGTTTGCCGCTGCGTAAATTTCTTCTACCATCTTTTCGTATTGATCCGTTATGGTCCGCTCGTCCGTCGCTAAAAGGCGGCTTATAAACTCCGAGCCGGCCCAGCCGCAATTTGTAGGCGCCTGCTGGTGCATAAGGCTGGCGGATTTCTCGTCGTCGAAAGGGCCGCCGTATATCTCCAGTACACGGGTACTGACTCCGGTCTGCGTGGTGTCGGTGCTTAAAGGTTCTTCGCCTGTGGCAAGGGCTACGGTGCGCCATGTGTTAAGCGTCTGCAGTCCGCCGCCCTTGCTTCCCCTGGCCCTTCCGGTTCCGCTGGCGATCATGTAAACAATCTTTTCCAGGTTCTCCTGCTTCTGTCCTGCAAGCTGCCGCTCGTCAATGCCGAGTGGCAAGTCGTTATAAAAGCCCGCCATCCTCTCCAGGGCGACCTGGGTAGCGTTGAAATTTACCATAAGGCGTTCCGGGTCCCCCCAGGCGGAAAGTGCCGCCTTAAGGGCTGCGGTCTTTCCTCCCTTGGATCCGCCCCAGTTATATACAAAAAATATCCGCTGTTGAATGATTTTAAGAAGCGGGGCGGCGAAGCTGGCCGCCAATATAAAGCGGAACTTGTCCCGGCTCCGGTGCGGCTGCATGGTGGCGATCCATCCCTCGAAGGTTCCGGCGGTGTGGTAAGCCGCCGCCCAACCTCTTAAGGATGGCTCAATATCCAGCACTATGTCGTCCCCGTGTCCTGGAAGGAACCGGCCCCGCGTCTGCCAGCCGAAGGTGGATGTACTATCCGCCTTTTGTATAATGTCTATGTTCTCCGCCTCCAATGCGGCCAGGAAGCTCACGACCTGCTTGGCGTTCTCGCTGGTTACGGTGCATCCCAAATCTGCAAGCGCGGTTATATTCCGGGAAGTGAATATAGTAGAACGCGGGTATATAGCCCGGCTCCACTGCCCGTCCCGCTTAAATGCAATCTCTATTTTTTCCTCGCCCGTTTCCATGCTCTTAAGCCGCTGGGTTAATATGATCGGCGTTCTGCAGACCATGGTCGGTATCGCTTTCTTTTCGTCTATGTGGCTTATGCCCTTCTCTGAATAGATCCAGCCCTCCGGCTGGCGAAGGTTCGCGGGCGCCCCTTTTATGGCTTCCGGTATCGCCCCGGACAGGTCGTCAAGGTCTAACTTCTGGGCGTGTTTTATGGCTTTCTGTATCTTCTCGGATGCCTTTTCCGCTCCGTCCCTTAAGTAAAGCTCCGACGGGTCCTTGACTCCGAACTGCTTACAGCTCCATGTGTAAACCTCGCCTAAAAATTCTTCCTCCTTCAATATCCGGCAAACTTTAGCGAGGAACGTCTGGCCGCCCTGGTCTGGTTCCTGGTGTATATACAGCTTAAGGTCCTGCAACTTCGGAACCATCCGGGCGTTGAAGTTCGCCGCCCCTGGTGATCCGAGTGCCGGAACTTTTAAATACCATAAAGTCTGGGTATCGCTTTCCCCTTCTACAAGAGCCGCCCATCCGGTTTTCCGTATTTCCGGCAGCCTCCAGTCGCCGTATAAAATCAACTTCCCGGCGCTGCCCCAGCTCCATCTAAATTCCTTATCGCCGTAACGCTTCCGAAAGATCGGCGTTGTGTTTTCTTCGTTGAAGTAAGGCGTTTTAAGGTACTGCGTCCCGTCCTTATCCTTGGCGGTGCTGATGCCGCAGGTGTCCTTTAAAAAGTCCTCCGGCAAGTGCTTATTAAAGGTATACTCTGCGAGGGTGTAGCTTTTATTTTTTGGCTTGGCTGGCTTGTTTTTCTTCGGGTCCGGCTCGGTCAGCTTTCCGTACTTCTCTAAAATCTGCTTATAGGCTTCCTTGGTGTCTACGTTGTGAAGCTCCGCCCAGAAACTTACGAAGTTTCCCCCGCGGTCCTCTGAGAAGCAGTGCCACTGTCCGGTTTTTAGGTCTGCGCTGAAACTGTTCTTTTTGTCGTCGTGGAAGGGGCAGCGGCCGACTAAACTGCTTCCGCTGGGCTTCGCGCCTTTTATGACGCTTCTGTACTCCGCTTCGTAATTGACGAAGTCGTCTATATTAAGCTGTTCGGCGTTCATCCTATCACTTCCTTAATCTCTTTACGGGTCATATATACTACCCTTCCACGCATCCTGGCTCTTGTCGCCTGGCGTATTTCCCGCCGCATTCCTTCGCTTATCCGCCCGCCTATAATAATCAAAAGAAACTCGTCAGCCTCCCGAAGTTCCTTAATCCCTATATCAAGCCCGATCTGCCGCTCCTTCTCCTGGCTCTCGTCCAGGAACTGCGTATAAAACAAATGCGGGGCGACCGGGATCTTCCCCTCTAAAACAACTTTTCTGCAGAAATACCTCGCCACCCTGCGGTTAAATTCCATCCCGCTTTCCGTGAACGCTCTATAACGTGAAATTATATATACCTTGTCCATGCGCTTATCCTCCAACCGTCTTTTTAGCTGGGGGGGGGTAAGCGCCCCGCCCCAGCCTATGCCTTTAATTAAAGGGCAGATCCTCGTCGCTCCCTTCCGATACGTTCATAAAGCCCGCTTCGTCGGTTTTCGGTGCTGCCGGTCCATCCTGGGTGTTTCCTGTGGTTGCGTTGTAGTCTGCGCCCTCTACGTCAAGCTGGCGGTACTGTTGCTTAACGCAGTCTTTCATGGCTTCGGCTTCCTTTGCCTTTTCCGGGCTTAATTTCCCTACGAAGGTAAATACTGCCCGACTGTACGCAATCCCGGCGGCATTCTTTTCTTTCTTCAGCGTGATCTTGGTTACTGCCTGCCAGCAACGGAAACCCTTAAGGATCACCCGCTTGGCGATATAGTCCCGCATATATTTAAGGCTGGTCGGCGGCAAAGAAAGCACCAGGGGTACGGGGTTCCCTTCCCGAAGAATAAATACCCGATGTACGTTCTTACAAGCCTTCCCCTTGTCGTCGCTGCCGAACTGGTTATAAGGGCATAAGGCGCAGTCCTTAATTTCCCCGGTTTCCCTCTCCACTCCCTGCTTGCCGTCGTGGCTGGAGCAGTCCGGCTGTTCGTTGCCCCCGGCGAACTTCTCACGCCAGTATGCGTTGACCGGGTGGTGATCCAAAATAACGCCTACGATCTCCGTTGCGCTTTCCGGGTTCTCGTCGTCCTCGCCCGGAAGCTCAAACGCAAGCCCGCCGCCGGAAGGGATCTTGACGCGGTCAAAAGGAAGGGCGCCCAGCCCGTCCATTTCCTCCGCTATCGCCTGCGCCAAATCTCCGCTAATGGTCTGCAGGTCGAAGTTGTCTACTACTGCCAATTCGTTTTTTGCTTTAGCTTCTGCCATGGTGTTATATCCTCCTTTTATTTATGCGCCCGGCATCATAGTCGGTGCGGCTGCGCTCTGTGCTGCTGTGTCTGCTGCTTCCTTGCCCGTTCCATTAAGTTCCTGGGGCGGGATCTTCTCTACTTCCTTAATGCGGTAACAGGTTTCAATGCTTGCCTGGCGGTACTTGTTTTCGTGCTGTCCGTCCAGGGTGGTGGTAACAAAGTAGCCGTTTGAAAGTCCGGCAAACCTGCAGACTACGTCCTCCGGGGTCCGTCTGCTTACCCGAAGCATAATAGCGTCGCCCTCTCTCAAGACCTGGCCGTCGCTGGCTTCCACCTCAACCTTTACAATCTCATTTACTTTTAAAGCCATCTCATGTCCTCCTTAATCTTCTCCCGGTTTTCCGTCCGGGTCGTACCCCTCGGCTTCCTCCTGCGGCTCACCGTCGCCGTTTTCCTCCCCGCCCTGGGATTCTTCGGCTTCCTCAAACTCCGCCCCTTCCTGGTCGTCCTGGGCTTTCATTTCGGCTATTGCCTGCTCTATCGGTGTCCGGCTGTCGTAGCCGTAATAAAGGTCGTTTAATATCCGGGTGGCGTCCGCCGCCATCCCTATGGCTTCCATGGCAAGCTCCAGCGCCTGGGCGTAAATATCGCCGCAAATGCTCACGCCGTCCTCGCCCTTTACCTGCAATAATGCCAGGTAGTCCTTCATTCCCCGGTCAAGGGCTTTCATCTTCGCCCCGATCTTGCTGAAAGCCTCCGCCGCAATCCCATAGCCCTCATGCTTGCCTTTTACCTGCTTAAGCGGCCAGCCGCTTTCCTCGGCTTCCATCCGGCGCTTGTCGTAAAAGAACTTAATAACCTTCCCTACGTTGGTCTTAAGGTCCTTTTCTGACTCCAGTCTTACGTCAATTTCCATCTGCTCGTAATCCGTCATGAGTCCTATCCCTCCTTTTTCTGCTTGGCGTTCTTTGCCGCCTTATTGGTTTCTTTCCTCTTGCCTACGTCGTAATACTGGTAGGGCTTAATAAATTCCTCGAAGTCCTCCGGCAGCTTCCCGTCGTTTTCCTCAACAAGTCCCGCCATAGCTCCGTTCAAGGTCTGCGCGCTTACGGTACGCTTAATAATATCCCCCAGCCCATGTTCCTCCAATGTTTCAAAAAAGCCGTTCTCGTCGCAGCCGCCGATTTTGTTGTACTTGGTCTTATCCTGCAAGCTGTAAAGGAAGCCGCCCCGGCTTATCCTCGGGCTTTCCGCATCGATCATGGCCTGGGCCAGCTCCTTGCGCTTTTCTTCCAGGATCTTATTGTTTTTCGTGGTGGCGTCCTTAAGCCGGTCCTTCTCGTCCAGCAACTCCTTGTATTCGTCAATCAATAAAAAAATATCTGCCACTTTTAGTCCTCCTTTTTTTCTTCAAGCTCTGATAATTCGTCCAAAAATTCATAAAGCGTGGTTACTTCGCTTTCCTCCAGCCGGTCCTCGATTTTCTCCGCAAATTCACAGAAACGGTCGTAAAGCGGGCGGGCTTTTTCCTTTTCCCTTGTGTTCTCCGCCCTAATTTCTTCGTAAAGCTCCGATTCAAGTATGACGTCGCGCTTCGCTTCGGAAACAATGACGGGCCTATATCCCCGCTTCTTAAGTTTCTCCATGTCTGCCTGGTTGCTTACTGGCACGGCTTTCGCTCCATGCTCGTTTATGAAGTCCTCGGCTATTTCGTTTTTCAGTCCGCTGGGAACGCTGTAGGAATTTATATATACCCCGCTATAGGAATTAAGCGACCGCTTGGTTGTTTCTGCGTCCTTCAATTCCTCAACCATCCGGGCAGCGTACCACTGAACGTCGAAGCTGTTTACCATGCTTCTGTCGCGCTCCAATCTTACGACCTTCGGCTTAAAGTCTATCCCTATATCCTCCAGCCTCGGTTCCTTGCAAATGAAAAGCCCGCCTACAAAAATACGGCCCTTGTTTTCCTCATCGTCCAATATTGCGCCGTAGCTGGTGTCCCAGTGGGCATATCCTTCCTGCAGGTGCAAATTGCAATCTTTTATTTGCTGATATTCCTCCGGTGTTATTCCGCCGACCTCAATAATTAAGCTATGCTCCGGTATTTTCTTCCACACGGCCTCTGGCTCTACGAAGAAAGTAGGAACCAAAACACCGCCATATCTGCGGGACTTTACAAGTCGGGGCCGCCAAATTTCCCGGCGGCAGTAATTCTGGAAAACAACGGTTTTTCCTAAACGAAGTAAAACAACGGTAGCGATCTTATAGCCCTCTCCGTGGTTCCCGATCATGGCGCTGTCTTTGTTCTTCGTGGTAACTCCGAAAAGAAGCGTTTTTATATCCAGGTCGCTATGCTTGTTTCCGATCCGGATGGTCTGGGTCCCGCTGTCGTAATCAAAAAACATTTTATTGCTGGAGTCCCTGGTTTCCTCGTCTATGGAATTTTGAAAGTATTCTCTTATTGCTTCGGTGGTTCCCCATTCCGGGACGTAGTCCGCGCTTATGCTTAATTCGTATTTCCGCATTTTCTCGCCTCCTGCTCCTTATATTCTTCCATGGTCGGGCGCGGCCCGTCTAAGTCGTCCCAGGTGTATCTCCTGTGGTTCTGGTCCTCCCACAAGCTCCGGTAGCAATTCCGGCAAGCGCACCAACCGGAAAGCCAGCGCATAGCTCCCCAATATTCCGGCTTTCCGCAATGCTTACAAATTACAATTTCTTCTTTCTGCTCGGTATGTTTCGGCATGGCTCTTTATCCCTCCTTCTGGTTAAGTGGGCACCACTTCGGCGCCGTCTTTGTCGGTATCTCGCTTTCGCGGCTCTTGGTGATGATCCGGTGCGGCAGGCACTCGGTTTTTGCCTCCGGGTGCATACAATAAAAAATGTTGCGGCCGTTTCTTACGATCTCCGGCTCCATAAGCTGGCAAGTCTTACAAACTGCCTTTTCTTTGCTCGGTGTACTCATGGCTTTTCTCCTTCCTATGCCCACGGATTCGTTTTAGGTTCCGGATCCGCTTTCTTCTCTGTATACTTAAGTTCAATAGCTTTTACGTTGCCGCCATCGTCGGTATGGACCTTCATGTCGGAAAGCTCCAACGCCTCAATAACATCCTTCAGCGGCTTGCTGTATACCTCGTTTAACTTCACTTCGGTTCCTCCTTCCTTTTTGCTATAATGAAAACCTTTTCCCCCTCAAAGTCTGCAAGGGCTACGCTTACCTCTTGAAACGGATCGAAGCCTGCAGCCTCCCTAAAATCTCTCGGAAGGCTTAAGCGTCCCTTGTCAAGCCTCCGGGTTACTTTTATAGCCTCAATCAAAAATACTGCCTCCAATCGTCCACAATGGTTTTTGCAAGGTCCTCTTTCTTGGAAAGTGCCTTTAAAATAACCTCATCTACGGTTTTCTCTACTACAAGATGGATATAGGTGCATACGTTCCGCTGTCCTATCCTGTGGATCCTGGCCAGGCTCTGGCTGTAAGCTGCGTAGTTAAAATTTTCGCTGTAGTAGACGCAGGTATCGGCGGCGGTTAAGGTAATACCCAGGCCGGCGGTGTCAATCTGGGCAAGGAATACTTTTATTTCCTGGTCCTTCTGGAAGTCTGCTACAATCGGCCCCCGGTCGTCGATCTTGATGTCGCCGTATATGCTCCGGTACTGTATCTTTTTCTTTTCAAGCAGCTTTTGTATTAAGTCAATCTCCGGGCGGAAGCGGCAAAACACCACCAGCTTCTTTCCCTCGCCTATAACGTAATCTTCTAAAATATCCTCCAGGGCGTTTAGCTTGCCTTTAAAAACAAGCTCCGGCTTGACTCCTTCGTCTGCCTGGATAAAGCCGCCCGTGAACTGCTGCAACCTCAGAAGTTTTGTAAGTACGGTCGGGGCTGTAATCATGCCGCCGTTCTCCAGCTCCGCGAAGCTGTCTTTTTTGATCTTGTCGTAAAGCTGCTTTTCCTTGCCTGCAAGCTGAATGTACCGGGTTAAAAATGTTTGCTCTGGAAGGTCCAGGGCTTCGTCCTTCGTCACCCGGTAAGCTATGCTATGCTCCTTCTGGATGAGCTGGTCTAAGTCCTTATAGCCTACGATCTGCTTTCGGTTAAAGCCGCCCATAATGGCGTAGCGGTTACGGAAAGCGTAATAATTCCAGCCAAAGATCGTAGGGTTTAAAAAACGGTACTGGCTGAAAAGGTCTATAGCGTCATTCTGTACCGGGGTCCCGGAAAGAATGAGCTTATACTTCGCAACGTCCCCGATCTGGTGCATTGCCTTACTCTGTTCGGCGTCGTGGGTCTTGATTCGCTGGCTCTCGTCCGCTATAACAAGATCGGGCTTCCAGTCTATAAGTGCCTCAAAAAGCCCCTCCCGCCATGTGCTTTCGTAGTTAATGACCGCAACCTTCAAAGCCTTAAAGGGGAAATTCTTAAGGGCTTCCAGCTCCTGCAGGCGCTTTTTCTTGTCGCCCAAAAGTACGTTTACTTTGTATTTAAAGTCCGCGTAGTCCTTAAATTCCTTCGGCCATACGCTGCAAACCGAAGTAGGCGCAACCACTAAAACCTTCTCAATAGCTCCCTTTTCGTATGCTGCCCCCGCGATTGCAATCGCTGTTAATGTCTTGCCGCAGCCCATTTCAAACAAAAGCCCGAAGCCTTTACCCTGGGCGGCGGCCTGCTGCCTCTTTGCCATCCGCTTTCCTCCTTACTTGCCAAATATGACGGCTTTTAAAATTTCTTCCACGGTCTTGTCGATGGCATCCTTTTTCTCCTGCTCCGTAAGTCTGCTTTTAACCTCTTTGCTTTTCGCCTCTAAAATCTGCGCCACCATGTGAAGGTTGAAGCTCGCCCTTACGGCGTTTTTGCTGCTTTTCTCAATCGTGGAAGCGACGAGGCTCCCTATTGTATCCGGGTAAATCGGGGCGGGGATTTCTCTGCCGATAAATGCTGCCTGCGCGTCTATAAGCTGCGCCTTCCCGTCCAAAAAACTCCCCGGCCTTGCTTACCGTGAAGCAGATAACCGTATCGCCGTTAAGCTCCTGTTTGTGGCCGTCCTCGTGTTCAATCAATACTTTTACTTTGCTCATTCTGCTTATACCTTCCTTTTCGTTTTTTATTTATATCAAGGCTTAAAGCCTTAATAGCTCAATAACACCCGCCCGCCCCACGCCTCAATACCCCCCCCCCGCACAAAAACTGCGGATACTGCCTTTTTTATGCGCTCTCTGTCTTTCCAAAATTCCGTTATTGCCGTATGGCCGCCCCGCATAATCTCTACGGGCGTTTCGCCTTTTACCATCCTCATAAGGTGCTTCCGCTGCCGCTCCGTAAGCGCTGGCATAACCTCGTTTAAAAGGTCCTCTATGTTCTGCTGGTCCTCAATCTCCCGGATGGCGTCGCGCTGATCTGCAATCTGCCCCAGGTACTCGTTGCCCTCCGCGTTAAGGTCGTTAAGGCTGAATAATATGTAAGAGTCCCTCAGCCGGTCCGCGTGGTATTTCTTTATTTTTGCGGACTCCATCTTTTTGAAAGCAATCGTTGAAAACTTATACTTGTCCCGAAGCTCCGGCTTTCTGTGCCACTCCTTTACCGCCTGCAGGTAAGCTATGGCGCATATGTCGTAATGCTCCGCTTCGGTAAGCCGGTAGTAATTCAAGAAAGAATATATAAGCCCGTGGTTTTCTTCCGCAAACTTGCGCTCTTTACTGTTCAATGCTTCCATGACCGCCCTCCTTATCCTCCGGCGGCGGTACTAATCCGAAAGTAATAAGAGCCATGTTTGCCGCCCTGGTCTGGTGCTTGTAAAGGGGGAACTTTACCGGGTACTTGTAAAGCGGTTCCGGCTCCGGCTTCATGCGCTCCGCGTCTACTGCCTGGGCGATAATATTAAGCCGCTGCCGCTCCGCCTCAATGGGTCCCGGAAGCCGTACTATTCCGGCCAGCTTGTTTAAAAGCTCAATCTCCACCGGGCCGTAAAACATCCGCTCCGCTTTGCTCCACTTCATCTTGCCCCAGCTCTTTATAATTGTGAATTGTGTGTTATCGGCTTCTTTTATAAGGATCTGCCCTTCCTTCATGGCCATCTTCAATTTACTTTCGCCTCCTTCTCTGTATAAAATGTATGGTTCCCGTGTGTGAAAAGCCGTTCAAGGTTCCGGCTGTGCCAGGTGCTTTCCTCGTCCTCCGGCGTCCGCTCGAAGTATAGCGCCCCCTGGCTTTCGTCCCAGCCCTGGATCTGTATCAAGTCAAGCGCCGCCCAGCAGTCCGCATCCGGCTTTACTCGGTCGTACCTGCCGTTATGGTAGGAAGTAAAGGCGTTCTCCTGGGAAATAACGCCGCCTACGGTGTCCGGGAACTTCCCGGAGTGCTGCCGGTTGTAAATTACAAGAATAACAAGCGCTTTCCCTTCTGTGTCCTCGCCCTCCGCCTCCGCCATGGCCATCCTTGCGGCCTTGTATTCCTCGGCGGCTGTCCAGCCTAAGTCCTTCCCCTCCTGCGCCTCGCTGTGCGCCTCTGTAGGCGCTTCCGGCGCTATGGTGGGCATTTCCCCGACCGCTTCCGTTTCCTCCAATGCTGGGCGCTCCTGGTTCGTCACAGCGTATACTGAAAAGAACACGCTTCCGGTTGCCAATAGAAAGGCGCTGCTTATTGCTATCCGCTTTATCAAGTACCGGCGCCGCGCCCTCCGCCTTCTCCGTCTGCGGTATTCTCTGCGCGTCAATCCTCCGCACCTCCTTCGGCGTCCATCTTTTCAAGTAAAAGGGTTAAGGCGTCAACCAGGATTTTGTGGTTCCGGATAAACTTTGCCGGGGCGCCTGCTTCGCCTCCGTCCTTAAGGTAGGCGCTTTCTCTTTTAAGAATGTCCGCAACGTCAAAGCGGGAGTATTCCTCCGGGTTCGGCTCCGCTTCGGCCTCCAGCTCCTGGGCCTTTTCCTCGTACCCCATGCAGCCGTTCTCGTGGGTCTTTTTGCCCGCGCACTCACCCTCATGCTCGCAAGTGTCGCAAAGTACCAGCTCCGGCTCCTGGGCGGTGATGGGCTGTTCTTCGTTTTCCTCAACCTCCCGAAAATCGCCGTCTATGATTTCCGGCTTTCCCGGTTCCTCGGCCTCTGCCTGCAGCTTCGCGGCGGCCCTGGCTGCCTTCTTTTCCTCAGCCTCAATCCGGCGCTTTTCCTCCTGCTGCTTAATAAGGTCGCGGACGTTTTTCTGCGCCCCGTTGGAACGCTCCACAAAGTCGGCCTTCTTTTTCTCCGCCTCCTGGATCTCCTTAATCCGTTTAGCAATCTGCACCCAGGTAAGCTCCTTTTTGTGGTTGATCCGGATGCCCCTGGCGCTCCCGGTGTAATCCTGCAGCGCGGCTCCCCTGCCGCCTCCGCCTCCTGCGTTTTTGTACCGCTTCTTTAAGTCCTCCGCCGTGATGTTGTCCGTGGTCTTAATACCGGCCCAGTCGTAAAAGGCTTTTATATCGCGGTCGGAAGGTTCCGGCCTCTTTGCTTCGGCCTCGCGCTGCTGCTTCTGCAGTTCCTCCTGGGCCTTCTTTTTCTCGTCCTCGTCCTTTTTCTTTGCGACGTCGCAACGGGAATAACAAGTTTTATGTTCGCAAGTAAGGCAGCAGGGCGTTGGCTCCTTATCCCCTTCCCGTATCGGTGCAAGCTCTGGATGTAGGTGCTGGCACTTTTCGCTGAAAAGCCCCGCCTCAATGTCCAGCCGCTTTTCCTCGCTCATCTGCGTACAAGGGAAGGGGTTCCCGCAGGTTGCTGTCCTGCAGTGCCGTTCCTCCTGCCGTATGCCGCAGGGGCGGGCGCAATTAAAGCAATCGTATTTCCCGTCGCCGCACCCTTTTGTGGTAAGTAAGGAACCTTCCGGGCGCTCTGTTTTCGGAAAGCCGTAGAAGGAGCGTGGCGCCTCCTGCTTTTTCTTCATGGCGCGTATCTCCCGGACCGTTGTTTCCTGCGTTACCTTTTCGAGTTCCTCGTCCGGCAAGCCTAACATCTCCTGCAGCTTGCTTACGCCCATCCCGATGTACTTCTCCGCCATATGTTCCCCGCCGTCAATGGAAAAACGGGCGTTAATGGCCATGAAACGTGAAGCGCTGGAAGTGCTTAAGCCGTACTCGCCTTTTGCAAATTCCCATATACTTTTATAGCCGTCCTCCGTGAAAAGTGCGTTTTCGCTGATCTGCCGAAGAAAGTAACCAACCATAAAAAAATCTTCGGCGGCGTCCTCCAGGTGGCTTCTTATGCCTGCTTTTAAGTCCTGGTATTTCACTTCTTATCCCTCCTTGTCTATCTGGTTTCTTTGCCCTCTTATGCCTGGCTTGTCTGCGTTTTTGCTTCCGCGCCGGGCTTCTGGCCTGCTAAAAAGTTAGCAATCAATTTGTAAACGGCTTCGGTTTTTCCGGTGGGCGGTATGATCCGCCCCTCTATGCTTTTAAGCTCCGTTCCGTCTGCTAAAATGTGTTTAATCATCCGGCGCCCTCCCTTATGCCCTGCTTGTCTGGGTGTCGTCTGCAAGTTCTTTGAATAGCACCCAAATGTCCGAACCTGGAAAGCATCTTGTAACAATTAAAAAGGCTTCGTTAAGGTTTATAGGCGTTTTCCTTGAAAGTTTGTTGCTCATGGTGTCCCTGGTAACGCCTGCCGCCTCCGCCATGTCCTTAATGGCTATATTGTTTCTCGCCATCTCGGCCCGAAGGTTTTCAAATGCTATATTTGTTCTTGCCATGCTTGCTTCCCTCCTTTTCTAAAATCGTGCAATGCGTGAAGTACAATAAAAGAATATCGTGCAATGCGTGAAATGTCAAGCCCTATTCCTAAATTTTTTCTTGCAATGCGTGATTTTTTATGCTATCGTATTAGGGAAGGAAGGAGGCGTATGATGGATTTTTACTCTATACTGCAAGAAATACTAAGCGAAAAAGGGTTAAGTATTCCCGAAGCGGCCAGGGCTTGCGGGCTTTCCGACTCAACGCTTCGCAGTATAATAATTAGGAAAAATAAAACCGTAGCTCTTGAAGTTGCTATGAAAATCTCTAAGGGGCTGTGTGTTTCCTTGGAGCGGCTTAATGGTATGAAGGAACTGGGGCCAAAAAATAACGCAATGCATCCGGATGAAGAAAAGTTACTAAAGGACTTCCGAAGCCTTAATAGCGAAGGCAAAAAGTATATACTTCAAACAATGCAAATGGCCGTAATGACCTATAAGGAAACGCCAGCGGCTCAAAAAAGGGAAGCGTAAGAAATGGCAAAAAGTACAAGTACCGAACCGAAGGAAAAATAACGTACATAGAATTTTAGAAAGGGGCTGTGATATGGGATTGCAATATCGAAAATCTAAAAACCTGGGCGGCGGCGTCCGGCTGAATGTTGGAAAGAAAAGCGCCGGGTTGAGTGCTGGCGTCAAGGGCGCCCGTGTCAGCGTAAACTCTAAAGGGCGTGTCGGATTAAGTCTTGGAATACCTGGGACGAACTTCCGCTATAGAAAAGTAATGTCGTCTAAAAAAGGCGGCAGCGGTTTTATCGCCGCCATTGTAAATCTTACTTGGTGGCTTCTCGTCGCTACGATCTGGGCCTGCTGCATGATCTTCGTTTACCTCTGGAAGTTCACCGTGCTTTTATGTAGGTTCGTAGTGTTTTTAGGGAAAAAACTGTTTTACCTGGCAAAGAAAGCGGCGGCAAGGCTCCGCCGAAAAGAAATTGTTGAAGAATAAAAAGGAAGCCCGCGCCGCCTATTGGTGTAAGCGGCGCGGGCTGGCTGGCTGCCATGTATAAACATTCCGAGCTATTTAATTATACATCAGCCCGCCGGAAAACACAAGTAAAAGGTAGGGCTATTTTTGCGCTCTTTTTTAAGGTGGTGTATTTATGAATAAAGGAAATATAAGCCCGGCTCCGGCTTCGTTCTCCCTGGATAATGTTGCCGATCTCTATATCCGGGTATCTACAACGGAACAGGCGGAAGAAGGTTATAGCGTCGGGGAACAAGAGGCCCGGCTCCGCTCCTACTGCTCCGCTATGGGCTTTACTGTAAACGCTGTCCATATCGATCCGGGCTACTCCGGGGCTACGCTCGACCGCCCCGGCATCAATCAAGTAATTAAGGACGTGCAGGGCGGCTATGTGAAAAAGGTTATTGTCTGGAAGCTCGACCGCCTCTCCCGATCTCAGAAGGACGTGCTTATCCTGCTGGAAGATGTCTTTTTAGAAAATGGCTGTAACTTTATTTCCCTTATGGAAAGTTTTGATACCGCCACGCCCTTCGGGCGGTGTATCGTTGGAATACTGGCGGCCTTCGCCCAAATGGAACGGGAAAATATAAAATCAAGAATGATGATGGGGAAGCAAGCCGGGCTTAAGGAAGGTAACTACTACTCTGGCATAACACCTATCGGCTATAAGTCCGAACTGCAGGAAAACGGTAAGCGGTCGCTTGTCGTGGATCCGTTTTCCTCCCGTGTCGTGAAGGATATGTATAAGCTCTATAGCTCCGGGCGAAGCCTGGGGGAAATAGGCGACTACGTCCAGAAGAAATACGGCGTATATGCTGACCGGGATCGTCGCTCTGCTGCCGATCAGTGCGGCCGGGTCCTCCGCAATCCGGTATATGCTGGCCGGGTCTTTATGAATGACCTGGAATACTCCGGGAAGCATGAGGCGCTGGTTTCCCCGGAAGTCTGGCAAAAAGTAAATGACCGCTTATCCCAAAATAAAAAAGCCTATAAGCGGGCTTACTCTGGTTCGGACGGGCTGCTCTCTGGTCTTTTGTTCTGTGGGGACTGCGGCGCCCGGATGTCTATCCGCCAGTGGGGCTGGAAAACCTCTAAAGTCAACAAATATATATGCTACTCTGTAAGCCGCTGTAGTAAGCGGATGATCAAGTCGGATTCCTGCTCCAACCGTAAGGAACACTTTACCGTGTCCGATCTGGATGCCCTGGTGCTGGAAGAAATTAAAAAGCTCGCTCTGGATCCGGCTGCCCTGGATGCACTGGTCGAAGAAAACGCCGGGGAAGCTCCGCCCGACCTTGGGGCGTTCCGGGAACGGCTGGGAAACGTGGAAAAGCAAATAACAAGGCTTCTTAATCTCTATCAGACGGGGATTGTCGGGCTGGAAGAAATACAAGACCGCCTATCCGCTCTTAAGGAAGAACGCAAGGCGGCGCAGAAGTGCCTGGAAGAAGCCGAAGCGGAAGACTCCGGGAAAATGTCTAAGGGGGAAGCGGCGGCGGCTCTGGCTTCTTTATCTGGTATTATTGAAGCCGGGGACGGTGATGGGCTTTATGCCCTGGTGCATAGCCTTATAGAAAAGGTCGTTGTACTCAATGGGGATATAACTATATACTGGGCTTTCTGCTAAATGAAGGGGCGGCTTTTGTTCTATACAACAAATAGCCGCTTACTCTTTCCATTTTTTTAATAGTAATTTTGATTCCATCCAATTTTTTATTCGTCTTGAACGATTTCATAGCATTCTACCAAACTATGTGATTTAACCTTTTTTATAACCTCATATTCTTTTGCTCTTAAGAGAATTATGTCTGCCATGTTTTGAATTACCCCTTCCCGAAGATGAAAACGTCTAATAAACCTTACTTTCACATCACCCGCAATAAAACAGACGCCCCTGCCCCTAAACTGGAAAAACAGGAACCTTAGCCACGCCACAGGCTTTTGCAACGTTGCAATAACGCTCCATTCGTTTTTCGTTCCGTAAAAAAGCGAACGCTCGCTTTGATTCCAGGAGATGGCAGCAGTTGTAAAGCCCTCAAAATACGGTATTGCACGGTTTCCGCTCCCTTTCGTCCGCCTATATGTTTTGAACCGTGGGGGATTGCAACGTTGCATTTGTTTTGTTTTTGTTTTTTTCAAAAGCGAGCGTTTCGTAACACTCCAAATTTTACAGTTATTCAAAACTAATGTTCTTATCTTTCCTTCAGATTAACACCAGTCTGAAAATAGTAACCCAGGAGAGGATATGTTCTTACCTGGAGAGCAGACAGAGGAATCCAAAATCATTGTTGCAGAGATTCCCTGTCATCATTAATCATGGCGCTTTCTGCTTCCGGCTTGGAGGATAAACTGCGAAGCAGGTTATAGCTCCGAGCAATAAATAATATATTTTATACTTATCTATACTAATCTTATCTATACTATACTGTGGATACAAAATGGATACAGGACTGTATACAGAATGGATACAAGATGTATACACGCCCTCCAATCCCTTATTTTATGCGGTTTCCCGTCAAGCCCAGTCTGGCATCCGGCGGCTCCGGAAGGCTTGCCTGCTCCCCATATTCCATATTCTTTCCGTACAAATGTCCCACTGGCATTTTGCGGTCCACTTTGTAGTTCAAATTTGTATCGGTTTTGAGCCACAAGGCCGGTTATGCGATGCTGCACAGGCTGTCTGCCCCCCCGGTTTTCCATCCAATAAGCCTGTCCATGTATGGTTTTCCCCGCCAGCAGAGGGACGCATCGTCCAGCCGTAAAGCTGCGCTGTACTCTGGGATGTAACAGTACACGCCCTAATCTGCCCAAATTCGCGTTTTCCTGCAGCGACCCGATAAAACTACCATTAAGGTATTTTAGAGCGGAAATCAGGGCGTGCGGCGTGCTGTACCCTGAAATCCCAGCCCATACGCACAAGCTGGCATGGCAGCGGGCAAATAAGGGAGCCTGGAATGTTCCCTTGTCCTGCTGCCACACTGGAATCACCTGCCCCCAGCGAACCGGAACGGCAACAGGAGCCAGGTCATGGGCAGCAGGACGCTTCAACACCCAGGAAACACCATACCCAATACCGGAGATTTACGGAATCTGAGGCCACCCAGACAGACCCCGGCAGAATCCTTACCGATGCCCTTTACCAATTACAGATAGCCTGGGATTTCGGTATGGATGTGCTGAACACCCTTGCCGAAAAAGCAAGGCTGCAACCATCCATTACCCGGTTCTATCCCCCCGTTTTATTTGTACGTATTATTATAATGCGTATTGACTTTATGCGCATTATATGGTATTATAGCAGTGCAAGGAGGAAAACGGTATGCCAATGAAACCAAGGGAGATGGAAAAACTAATCCTTGCTGACGGGTGGCTGTTCAAAGAGCAGAACGGCTCACACAGGCAGTACAT